CAGTATGACTTGGGCTGGATCAAAGCCATGGGCTTCGATGTCAAAGGCCGCATCATAGACACCATGGTCATCGCATCACTGCTTGATGAAAACAGATTTAGCTACAGCCTGAACTCACTAGCTTACGACCACTTGGGAAAAGTTAAGTCGGAGAAAGGTCTAGTGGAAGCGGCGCGGGAGTTCGGAGTCGATCCGAAAGCAGAGATGTGGAAGATGCCCGCCATGTACGTTGGACCGTATGCGGAGGGTGATGCTGAACTTACCCTCGAACTCTGGAATTACTTCTCCGTTCAACTTGGCAAAGAAGGCTTGTGGCCTATCGCCAATCTCGAACTTGATCTCCTCCCATGTCTGGTCGATATGACCATGCGGGGTGTCCGGGTAGATACGGATAAGGTCGAGCGAACGCGGGATGGTTTGCTCAAGCGAGAACGGGAAGTCCTCAAGGAGATTAAGCGCATCAGCGGCACGGATGTCGAAATCTGGGCTGCACAGTCTCTCGCTAAAGCGTTCGATAAAGTCGGAGTCAACTATCCACGCACTGAAAAGGGCGCACCGTCGTTCACCAAACTCTTCCTCCAAGAGCATGAGCATCCACTCGCGCAACTCGTCACCCAAGCTAGGAACCTGAACAAGACATCCGGCACCTTCATCAATACAATCATGAAGCACTGCCACGCTGATGGTCGAATACACTCCCATATCAATCAAATCCGCTCTGACGATGGAGGCACCGTATCGGGCCGTATCTCCATGTCTAATCCTAACCTACAGCAAATCCCGGCCCGCGACCCTGAACTGGGACCAATGATTCGTTCGTTGTTCCTACCAGAGGAAGGTGAACAGTGGGCGGCCATTGACTTCTCGCAACAGGAACCGCGCATCTTGGTCCATTATGCGCATGTATACGGAAAAATGCGAGGCGTTCAACTGGAGGGAGCCAAGGAGTTTGTCAACGCATACAACGATGATCCGGACACTGACTTCCATACGATGGTTGCGGAGATGGCTAACATTCCGCGGAAGCAAGCTAAGACAATTAACCTTGGCATGATGTATGGCATGGGTGTGAACAAACTGTCTGAGCAACTGGACCTGTCGGTCGAAGAAGCAAAAAGCCTAACCAAGCAATACCATGACCGCGTACCGTTTGTGAAAGGACTGATGACGGGCGTCATGAACCGACTGAACGAGAAATCGTCGGGCGGTTCGCTGCACTCGCTGCTTGGCCGTAAGTGTCGCTTCGATCTGTGGGAGCCCGATACCTTTGCCATGAACAAGGCGCTGCCTTACCGGGAAGCGGTTGACGAATATGGGCCCACGACCCGTCTCAAACGAGCCTACACCTATAAGGCGCTCAATCGTTTAATCCAAGCATCTGCCGCGGATATGACGAAAAAAGCGATGGTGGACCTCTACAAGATGGGCAAGCTGCCCATGATTCAAATCCACGATGAAATAGCCATGTCCGTTAAAAGTGTTGACGAAGCGCATGAAATCGCTAAGGTCATGGAGGATGCTGTCCCCCTTGAAGTACCCAGTAAGTGCGATGTCGAGATCGGACCTTCATGGGGCGAAGCTAAATAGCAACTCCATGCTGCTCGTGGCCCACGCCTGTGGCCTCTCAACTACCCCGCTTCGGCGGGGTTTTTCTTGCATTCTTGTATAATCTCCTATATTATCGTAGACATCCGGGGGCATCGGAGATAGATTAATGGATACAGATCGTTGGAAAAGCAGTCTCGTACCGCGGGAAGTGTATGAAGAGATAAAGGCCCTTTCGAAAAAGGAAGGCCGAACCATCGGCGGACAATTACGTCTGGTCTTTGAGTGGTACATGGAGACAGCACATGATGGAAGCAGCGGGGGAAACGGGACAGTTCCACAAAAGACTGGTGGAAAATAAGTGCCCCAAGTGTGAGCAGCCCCTTACGGTGACCGGTAAATCGGACACCCATCTCTTTCGTATGTGTAAGACCTGCCAATTGTCTATTGTCGATCCCTTAGAAGCTGGGGAATACCCAGAAAACTTGAATGAGATATGCGATTAAGTGTTGCATATCCCATATTGGTGGGGTTATACTACGCTTGAACATGGTGAACATGTTCTCCGTAGTTAAAACCAGCCCCAGTACGGTTGCCCCCGGCTGGGGCTTTTTTATCTTAGGAGGATAACCATGGACGAACTAAACCTACGCGTATCAGAAATACCTTGGCCTTACGCAGTCAATCAGGTGAACAAAGCCGTCACCGACTTCCAAAAACAACTCGAAGAAAGCGGCAGCGAAGAAGACAAGCAACGCAGTGCGGAGCTTGAGAAGTGCTGGCAACGTATCCTTCAGGGTTGACTTTTCTATATAAAATCCCATACAATCTCTATGTAAGTCTACATGGAGAACGTTATGAAAGATTTGATTACCATCGAAGAAGTGTGCGACCTCGCGCAGGTCAGCAAGCCCACCGTTTACCGAAAGGTAAAGGTGGGTGAATTTCCATCCCCCGTCAAAGTTCCAACCACCGCGACCCGCGGGCCAAAGATGGTTAACCGTTGGGAACGCGGCGCTATCCTAGCTTGGTGCTTTAAAAACAACGCCGAACGAACCGCAGTCGATGTCACCTACGAAGAGACTGACGCGCATTGGGACGCGGACCACGAGCCATGGTACGTCAAGCATAAGTTCATCCTGCAAGCCGCTGTTGGCGGATTCCTTGCAGCTATCGCGTTCGCGTTATTTGGATGACAGACGATCTCAAAGATAAATGGTGGGCGTGGCACAAAGAGAACCCAGAGTTCTATGAGCTATTTAAAAAGTTCACCTTTCAAGCTATCCAGAAAGGGCACCGTAGACTTTCAGCATGGCTTATCGTCAACAGGATTCGGTGGGAAACGATGATCGTAACCACCGGTAACGAATACAAAATCTCTAACGACTTCATTGCGCTTTACGCTCGGTTGTTCATGCACGAGTACCCAGACTACAAAGGGTTCTTTCGCACTAAACCAATGAAGCGTGTCTACATCGCAGAGGAGGAACGTGATGAAAATACTAACCATTGATATGCACCCGTCCGTCGGGACGCAACTTAACTACAGCGTCACATCATGGAAGTGGGGCAAAGACATGATTGAGCTAAAGCTCGACAACGGCAAGATCGTCCAGATCAACCCGACCTACGTCATTGCCTTGATCCATGCAGAAGTGGACGACGAAGAAGGTGCCGTCCCATCCGTTGAAGAATACGAGGACAGGCTATGAACGGTAAACGGCCCGCGATCCTGCGCATGAGAGACGGCTCACTGAGCGATCAGGCTTGCTTCGACCTCTGCTCCTTTTGGGCAGAGGAAGACGACTGGGAAGGCCGAACGCACGAAGCCAACTACTGGAAAGAGAAAGCCGACGAGTTTAAGTGGAGTCTGAAGATGAACCTCAAGGCGTGGACCTCATCACCCGCCATCGAAGACCGCCTTGCTGAAGAAGCAGCCAAGTGGCAAGAACATACCTTCCAATGGGACGACCGAATGGACTACTTCGCCGTTCACCCATCCGCGACGATATAACTTTCTAAAAAATTAAGTGGATTTCCACCACCTCTCCACTTTCCCTTCATTATTGGACTTGACATTATCGCATACCCGTGGTAAACTATTTTTACCAACTGGGAGTTCCAGTTGGCGGGGCGGGCAAGCCCCACGTTCTTTAACAATTGAAAAACTACGGAGGTTCACCATGAGTGACTTTGAACTCAAGGACGGCAAGGTCGTCATTAACAATCTTGAAGACATCGAAAGATTCATCAAAGAGAAGTTTCCCGACGGACTCGAATCGAAACGTAAGCAAGACTACTTTGACGGTGGGGCTTACATCGGTTTCAATCTTTGCCGATATGGTTATACCGACCTTTTAGCTGCGGAGTGTCACGCAATGCGTGACTCCATCCAAGGCCGCGTCGGACATAGCTACGGGTTTCCATTCGATCCACATGTCATAACGCACAAAGCGAAAGACGGGGAAGACGAATGGTATGAAGTCTACACTGAGTAGTTAAACACGGCCCCCGGTCTTCGGATCGGGGGTTTTTTTATGCGAGGGAGGTGGCCCGCCCCCGCCGTTTGATGCAGGGGTCATAACTCCCCCACTAGGAGTGAACAGGGACGGGCCGAGGGGCAGTATACAGGAATCAGGGGCCGCGGCGCACGGTACAAGTAAACGGCGTTTACTTATATAGACAGTAAAAATAAAAAATAAATTTTTTCGGTAAAATAGCCGTAACCGGTGTAACCGTGTAACCGAAGCAAGCAAGCTCTTGTTATATAAAGAGATTTTAAGTTACATAAGTGAAAAACAAAAAAGTAACCGTATCCGAGTTTGTGTAACCAGAAAGGGCAAGATTGCGTATAGGGAGGTCAGATCGTTTTTTATTTTTTTTTGATTTCTTGTCTATATATTCAAAGCGGGTTAGTTTTATGGCAAACTATCGCCAAATAACTGGAGAATTAAATGCCAAGTAAATCAGTAGCTCCTGCCCCAAAGAAAAGGGTAGGACGACCCAAGGCAACCAAAGCCCAGCAGCTAACGCGAAAGCAAGAACTGTTTGTTAAAGAACTGGTATCGAAGGATGGTCAGATCACAATGCGAGAGGCAGCAATCAATGCTGGCTATCCCGCAGGGTCTGCTCACACCAGAGCGTATGAACTAACCAACCCAAACATCAGCCCTCATGTTGTGGCAGCGATCCAAGCTTATCGTGCAGAACTGGATGAAAAGTTTGGTGTGAACTACCAACGCCATTTGCGGGACCTTCAGGTCATCCGCGACATGGCATTAAACAACGGCGCATACAGCGCAGCCGTTCAGGCAGAATACAGGCGCGGGCAAGCGCAAGGTGACATTTATGTAAACAAGAGCGAAATCCGCACTGGCAGCATTGACAGTATGAGCAAGGATGAAGTGTTGAGGGCGCTCAAGGAGATTAAACAAAGTTATGCCCCGATCACTATCGACGTTACTCCCGAAGGAGAGAGCAATCCCCAGAACCGCGACAAAGCGAGAAGCCGACTTTTGGAGGCAGATGAAAACGGGGATGGAGAAGACTGGCAGGAATCTGAAAGCGACTAGGCTTGAAACGTGGGCGATGCCCGGTGTGCCCGATGTTGTTTTGTGTGACGAGTTTGGTCAGTTTCATTTTATTGAACTGAAAGCGACCGCAGGTAATGCGGTGGACCTACGGCCTCACCAAGTGGCTTGGCTAACCAATCATGGTCACGCCAGCGTTTGGGTCTTGGTTAAAAAACACAAAACCAAAAATCAACCTGAGCAAATTTTTTTATACCGCGGAGCGGACGCTGTTGATCTGAAGCTGGAAGGGTTGAAGGTCCCCGCGCATTATCACGCAGCTGGTGCACTTGACTGGCAAAAAGTTTTTGGCTTGATTAGTCCCACAACATCGCATACAATCCCATAGTCATTAATTTAACTACGGAGGTAAAACGATGGCGCAGAAATATAAAGTGATGTTCAGCTATACGGTCGTGGAAGTTCACCACGTTGATGCTGTTGATGAAGACGATGCTTTAAGAAAATTGAAGGCAGGCGACGAAGATTATTTTATTAACAGTTATGACGGCGATTATCATGACGACGTAACCGTGGAGGCCGTGTAATGGGTTTGATCGAATGGCTTTATAAACTTTTGTTTGGGGAAGATGCCGCCGACGATTTACGGCCAAAGCCGAAGCGAAGGCGACGATAAAAAAATAAAAATTTAGCCCGCTTGACCGCGGGCTTTTTTATGTCGTATAGTATGCGATATATCTTATAACTACGGAGGGCAAACCGATGACGATATACATTCAACTACGCGAAGCGATAAGTGACACCATGACCGTCCCACAATGTTGGATTAAGGCCGACGTGATCGAACCGTGCGGGGATGGTATCCAATTTTTGGATAGTAAAACGGGTGAATGGGAATTGATCCGCATGTTTCACAACGGCGATTTTTACTGGAATAAACACATATATGATTTTTGCTTTATTCGTTCCCGATTAATGCAGGGCTGCAAATTGGGGGAAATGTTCCATGCTTAAAACAGTAGAAATGAGTCGGGCAGAAAAAACCAAAGGCATCGCGGTAACCTATCGCGCTGGCAATGGTGAAAAATATGCGACCTGCCCAGCCGCCTGCAAAATGAATTGCAGCGGGAAGGGATCGCAAAAAATTGATCCAGATTATTTGGACGCATTATTGGACGCGGTTCCGCGTAAAGGCGTCTCGTTTACTTACTCGCATTTCGATCCGCGCCAATATGGCTGGGACCGTAAATTGGCCGAAGGTAAAACCGTCATAAATTTCTCGACGGAAAACAAAGCCGCCGCAGCGGCGTCAATTATTAATGGCGTCCCGTCGGTTACTGTCGTTTCGCCAGATAGCTGGGAAGGTAAAAAAACCCAACCCGCTGGCTGGGGTGTTCGGGTCGTTAGATGTCCCGCCGAATATCGTGACGGGTTTAGCTGCCGCGATTGTGGCAACGGCCTGCCATTGTGCGCCCGACTTGATAGGGATTATGTGATCGGATTTACCGCGCATGGTGCCAGCAAGAAAAAAGCCGCCGATCCCGACGTGCGCGGCGGATGTTATGCCGACGGCGGAAACGTTGCATTGCATTGGCGCGATACTTCAAACCAATCGCAACCGGATGAAACGGACGGGGAAAAGCTTTTGCGGTTTGCGAAATCACTCCCGCCGCGTTCGATCATTCGGCATCATGTTGCGGGCGACATTGGGCTGGAATAACTTTCTAAAAAATTAGCTTGCACCATATACAATAATATGGGATATTATAGGGGCTGGTCAGAAATGATCGGCCCTTAACTTTTAACTACGGAGTAAAAAATATGACTTATACAACTAACGCCTTCGCGCATGGCATTGGAAATAGCGCGGTTTCATCACAATGGTTCAGCCGTCCCGACGATCAAAAGTTTTTGACGCTGGATGATATGCTGGCCACAAAAAAGATTGACGCCCAGCGGATGACAAGCCGCACCGTTGATACTCACAAAATCCAGATCATTGGCGAACTGGATGAAAGCAACCCCAGCCGCGGGGATTTGCGCGTTGAATACCAAGACGACAATTACCGCGACCACGTGAACACCCCGACCAATTGGAGTTTTGGCCAATTGTCCCAGCTATCTGGCGCACCCGCTGGTTACCTGCGCGACTTGCCTGCACCATTGGCGGCGGACTGTATTCAATGGGGTTTGCGCTATAACCGCGGGCGGGAACTGGTCAAGGTATACGGTAGCCAAACCGACGGCGGGGATTTACGCGCCGCAACGGGTCCAGACTACGGGCGAATTTTTGACTGGGAAATTTTGGAACCAGTGAAAAACCTAGTTGACGCCAGCGGCGGACGTTGGAAAGTGCCGGGCATGATGACGGGAAGCCGCGACGGTTTAGCCGTTTACGATCCCGACGTGCCAGTAACAATGGAAACGACCACGCTATTCGCCAGCGACCGCGACGTTTTCGTTTTCCTAGTTGACGACCGCAACCCTATCGAAGTCGGTAAGCTGCCGAACGGCGAACCCGATTTGATGTTCCGCGGCTTTTACGCATGGAACAGTGAAACGGGCAGCAAAACCGCAGGCATCGCCGCGATGTATCTGCGCGGGGTTTGTATGAATCGAAATCTTTGGGGCGTGGAAAACTTCCAAGAAATTAAGATTAGGCATACCAAATTCGCGCCCGATCGTTTCGCGATGGAAGCGCGGCCAGCTTTGGAAAGCTTCGCGCATGGTGCAACGTCTACATTTATTGAAGGCGTCCAAGCTGCCAAGGCCGCCAAGATTGCGCACGATGATGAAAGCCGTTTTGATTTCCTAAGTAAGCGGGCGGGATTATCTGGCCGCATGGCCAAGGCCGCGAACGCTAGGCATTTAAAAGAAGAAGGCCGACCCGTTGAAACAGTTTGGGACGCGGCGCAGGCTATTACCGCAATTGCGCGGGACATACCGCACCAAGATGCCCGCATTGAAATCGAACGAAAGGCGGGCGCGTTACTGGATAAAGTCGCCGCATAAAACCAGCGACAACGCAAACCGAAGGCCCGCCAATGTGCGGGCCTTTTTGTTTCTACTTTACTTTTTCAAAAGTTATCGCATATAATCACATACGCGGGGCAATAAAGCGCCGCATTACTACGGAGTAAAAAACCATGGAAAACGTTAGAACTTTAAATGTGCGCCCGTCCGACTTATTACTGGATCGGGTTTTCAATCCTGCGCAGGATAAACAGCTAGGCGGGGCAACGCCTGCACAATTGGCGGAAGCTTGCGGGATCATTCCCGACTTTTTCTGCCAAGCTTGCATGACGGCGGACCCGTTGACGCTGGACAATATCGCGGCGGGCATGGATGACGCTTATCAATTTGGCGGCTTTTGTTATCCATTCAGCGGGACCGTTGACGATCACAACGGGACATACCAAAGCGAACACGACGACGATCCAGCACTGGCACCGCTGGCGCGTTTCATCTTTGAGGGTTTCGAGTGTTTCGTATATGAATACGGGATTACCGCCATACGCGACCGCGCAACCCGTCAAACCAAAATCGCCAGATTTGACTAGGCGCAACCGCGCCGCATCGGGCCGCCTTCGGGCGGCCTTTTTTTTGCGGGTTTACTTTTTGAAAAGTTAGCGCATATAATCGCATACGACGGCGGGCAAGCCGTCGCAACTTTAACAACGGAGAAACTGAACCATGATTGAACTTAAAACGAACGTCGAATATCTGGACCAATTAGCCGCCGATCATATCCAAGACGGACGCGACGCGACCGGATCGGATTTGAAAGCCGCCGCGTTGGATCATAAAAACTTGCAGGAATACGCGGAGCGATTGGAACTGAACATCCAGAAAATGAGCGCGGAGATACAAGCCGCCGCCGAACAGCGCCAGCAGTTGGCGGATGTTCTTTTTGATTTGATGCGCGACCGCATCGGGCAGCATATCGACCGAACGCTAGCAGATCGCGAAGACGAGACCGACGACGCGACCGACGACAAAATCCGCGAAACCGTCAAAGATATGATCCGCGACGGGGATATATCCGTTGAAGTCGACTATTCGAACATCGAACTGGATTTGTCGATCAACGTCTAAACCGTCCCCAGCAAACCGAAGGCCCGCCCCGTGCGGGCCTTTTTTTGTGCCTAGTGTTTCCCAGTTAAACAAGGCGGGCCCCGCCCCGCGCTCCCTTCCCAAAACCTACGGGCCGCGATCCCATGGCCGCAGGCCGTGCCCAGTTGGCAAAAGTTAGCGGGCGGCAGGCCGTCGGCAGCGGGCCGCGCTGCGCGATCCCCGAACCCCGAACCCCAGCCCGTGAAAATTAAACCGCGGACGATGCACCCCAGCCGCTGCCAGTTATCCGCGGCCATGGCCGCTGGACCAAGCGCCGCGGGTCATGGTCCAAGCGCCGCGAACCGTCGGCAGGGGCCCCAGCGTATCGGGTCAAATGGCACGGAGCGGGAGCCAAAAACCGCGATCCACCGCGCACGGCCCCGTGTTTACGAAGCGGGGGCTTGAGCCATGTTTTTCGCAAATAATCACCAGTTATTTCGAACCAGAATTAACTGTCTTATATTTGTGCTTAAAATCGCATATAATTGGTGCTATGTTTCACGTGAAACAACGTGAAATGTTCCACGTGGAACATTGAAAACTGCGTGTGAAAAATTAGCTAGGGACCCCTATGAGTGCAGCGCAAAATACATTGCTAGAAGAGAAAAAACTGAAGCTTGAGCTTCGGCTTGCGCAGCTTGAAAAGAACGAAAAGTGCCAAAATGATTTTCTAACTTTCGTGAAAACTGTTTGGCCAGAGTTCATCGCGGGCCGTCATCACCGGATCATTGCAGAAAAGCTTGAACGGGTAGCCACGGGCGAATTGAAGCGGCTCATAATTAATATGGCACCGCGTCACACGAAGTCCGAATTTGCGTCCTATCTGTTCCCTGCGTGGTTCATGGGCCGTATGCCGAACAAGAAGATCATTCAGGCGACGCACACGACAGAACTTGCTGTGAATTTTGGTAGGAAGACCAAGAACCTGATTGAGAGTGATGATTTCAAAGAGATATTTCCGGAGGTGAAACTTGCTGCGGATAGTAAGGCGTCTGGTCGTTGGGACACGAACAAAGGTGGTATGTATTACGCTGTTGGCGTTGGCAGTAACTTGGCTGGTCGTGGAGGTGACTTGGTAATCATTGACGACCCGCACTCGGAGCAGACGGCTATGTCGAGTTCTGGGTTTGATGATGCTTGGGATTGGTACACGGGTGGTCCTCGTCAGCGTTTGCAGCCCGGTGGCAGCATCGTTTTGGTTCAAACACGTTGGTCTGAGAAGGACATGACGGGTCAATTATTGAAAGCGATGGCCAAAGACCCGCTTGCCGATCAATGGGAAGTTGTGGAGTTGCCCGCTATTTTTGAAGATGGGACTCCGTGCTGGCCAGAATTTTGGTCTCTTGACGATTTGACCGCGGTCCGCGCATCTATTCCTCCGTCCAAGTGGAACGCGCAGTATCAACAAAATCCTACGGGTGAAGAGAACGCGATTATTAAGCGCGAGTGGTGGCGCTGTTGGGATCGCGATAGGGTCCCCCAGCTAGAATATGTGATTCAGAGCTACGATACGGCTTTTAGTAAAAGAGAAACGTCGGACTATTCTGCGATAACGACGTGGGGCGTATTTTATCCTAACGAGGGTGGATCGGGTCCTAATTTGATTTTGCTTGACAGCAAAAAAGGGCGCTGGGATTTCCCTGAGTTAAAACAAGTTGCGCTTGAGAATTATAAGTTTTGGGAGCCTGACACGGTAATCGTGGAGGCTAAAGCAAGCGGTATGCCATTGACGCACGAATTACGGAACATGGGCATACCCGTTGTTAACTTTACACCGAGTCGAGGTAACGATAAGGTGAGTCGAGTACATAGTGTCTCGCCATTGTTTGAAGCAGGGATGGTTTGGGCCCCCGACGAAACTTTTTCAGACGAGTTAATTGAAGAAGTGGCGGCTTTTCCTAATGGTGAGCATGACGACTTAGTTGATAGTATGACGCAAGCACTTATGCGATATAGGCAGGGTAATTTTGTACAGCTACCAACTGATGACTGGGAAGATGACGAAAACCATGTTAAAGTGAAAGCGTATTATTAACTTTTTTATGGAAAGGCGGCCTAATGAATAGTCCTGCGGTAAATCTTGGAGCGGGCGGATTCGTGTCCTACTTTGAGGACGGGGGCGCTACTGTAGTTTTACAAGATACTACAAGCCCTGCTCAAGAGCAAGATTTTGACGAACGCGGTGTAGCAGCATTTTTTGCAGAACAATACACGCCGTTTGCCGATCCGCCGGAGGGAGCTAGGTTCGACGCTGATAAACAATCAGAGATAAGAGCGTCTGGCAATCCGGGCTCCGCGGCCCGCGAAACATACTATCCGGAAGGTGACACCTTTTTCGAAACGCTTTCAAGCGAGTACGGTTATCCGTTGGTTCAAGACCCCATTGAAGGGGAGAATCGTTTTGGCAGACCTAGACAGGACATGCCTACGCCTCAAGAACTAGCGGATGCCCGTGGACATGCCTTGGGTACTGCTTTAGTAGCCGCGGACTACGGACCAGAGACCGCGATGACTGTTGGGAACCTTGGAGAAGATATAGGTTTCTCAAATCGCTTACATCGTGCTATGGATAAGCGTAATAACGCAGTGGGCGTTAGTATATTTAAACAAGCTGGGATTAATGCAACACCTGCACAGTTAGCGAAAATGGTTGACGCAAAGATATTCCAGCAATTAGAAGCAATTATGAACCGACCAGCAAATGAACGCAGGTTTGAGAGTGGGGAGAAGGGCATGGACCTTTATTTCCCTCGTGACTCTTATGGTTACTTTATTGCGGATCATTAGGAGCGGCAATGGCAAATGGTAAACCAAATGCAGGATTGATGGATGTACCATCGCAGTTAGACAATGATGAATTAGCGGCTGAAGTTGAGCTTGAGTTGCCAGATAGTTCGAATGTTGTGATGGCAGACATTGAGGCGACTGACGTTGGTTCCATTGAGATCAAGCCCGAAGATGATGGTGGTGTTGTAATCGACTTTGATCCGCAGGATCAGCGCGGCACCAGCGACGATTTTTATGCAAACCTAGCTGAAGAGATTCCTGATCGTGAGTTGGCTCGTATTTCGAGCGACTTGATTGGTGAGTTTGATGCTAACAAAGCAAGCCGACAAGAATGGGAAGATGCTTACACTAACGGTTTGGAGCTTTTGGGCTTTACTTACGATGAGCGTACTCAGCCTTTCCGTGGAGCCTCCGGAGTAACGCATCCGCTGCTTGCAGAAGCTGCAACGCAGTTCCAAGCACAAGCTTTTAATGAATTGTTACCTGCTTCGGGGCCCGTGCGCACCGTAGTAATGGGTAAGGACACGGTATCTAAGACGCAGCAAGCGGCTCGTGTTCGTCAGTTCATGAACTACTACATCACGAATGTGATGGAAGAATACACGCCTGACATGGATCAGATGTTGTTTTATCTCCCGCTGGCGGGCTCTACGTTTAAGAAGACGTATTACGATGAAACGCTAGGCCGTGCGGTATCCAAGTTTGTCCCTGCGGAGAACTTGGTTGTTCCTTATGAGACCGCGGACCTCGAAACATGTCCTAACATTACGCAGGTTGTGCGCATGTCGCTCAACGATTTGCGTAAGAGGCAGATTGCAGGCACTTACCTAGACGTTGAGGTGATTCCTGCACAGAAAGAAATGTCTGATTTAGATGGTGAGATGGACCGCATTGAGGGTCTGGAACCTAATCAGATTGATTACGACTGCACAATTTTGGAATGCCATGTTGATCTTGACCTAGAAGGTTATGAGGACATGGATAGTGACGGTGAGCCTACCGGCATTAAAATTCCTTACATTGTCACAATTTCAGAAGACAACGGACAGATACTGTCGATTCGCCGTAATTACCGCGAAGATGACGAGCTACGCAAGAAGATACAATACTTCACGCATTTCAAATTCCTACCCGGTTTTGGTTTCTATGGGCTAGGTCTGATTCATACGATTGGTGGTCTATCGAGGACCGCCACGGCGGCACTGCGACAGTTGATCGACGCTGGTACGTTGTCCAATCTCCCTGCGGGTTTCAAGGCCCGTGGACTACGGATCAGGGATGATGACGATCCTTTGCAGCCCGGTGAGTTCCGCGACGTGGACGCTCCGGGTGGGGCTATTCGCGATAGCCTCATGCCGCTGCCGTTTAAGGGGCCCGATCAAACATTGTTCAATCTATTGGGTTTTGTGGTGCAGGCCGGTCAGCGTTTTGCGACGATCACGGACCTCAAGGTAGGTGATGGGAATCAACAAGCTCCTGTTGGTACAACCATAGCAATGATGGAGCAAGGCACTCGTGTGATGAGTGCTGTACATAAGCGGTTGCATTATGCAATGCGCCAAGAGTTTAAGATTCTGGCACGTGTGATGTCAGAGAGTTTGCCACAGCAATACCCGTATACGGTTGCTGGTGGTGACAAAAAAATTATGCAGAGCGACTTTGATGATCGTGTTGATGTCGTACCTGTTAGTAATCCAAATGTATTTAGCCAAGCACAACGTATTATGCTGGCACAGACTAAGCTTCAATTAGCGACGCAGGCTCCAGAGCTTCACAATTTAGCTGAAGTGTTTAGAGATATGTATGAAGCGTTGGGTGTGACTGACGTTGATCGTATTATGAAGTCGGTTCCTGATGAGGAGCCCGTGCCTCTCGACCCCGCGCAAGAAAATATCAACGCGTTGGATATGTTAGAGCTTCATGCTTTTGAGGGACAAAACCACCAAGCGCACATACAAGCGCACTTGGTATTCGGTTCGTCGCCTATGGTTGGCGGCTTGCCTCCGGTTGCTATGTCTTTGCAAAAGCACGTTATGGAACACGTCCAGATTGCTGCTAAAGAACAGGCCGCTGTTGCTTATCTACAACAGATGCAGCAAAAAGGTGGTCAGCCTGCTAGTGATGACGAGATGCTAGAGATTGAGCGTTTGACCGCGCAGTTTGTAGCAGAAGGCTTGCAGCAAGTGAAAGAACTGTCTGGCCAGTTGTCGGGTGCTGGTGCGCCTGATCCGTTGGTACAGCTTAAAGAGCAAGAGCTTCAGATTCGGGCTCAAGCCGATCAGGCCGATCAAGCGATTGACCAAGCTAAAGTACAGTTGGATGCACAGAACCAACAGATGCGTAGTGCGCAGTTTGACCAGCGATTGGCTTCGCAAGAGCGTCAGACGCAAGCACGTATCGACGCTGCAATGCAGCGTGAGCTACTTAAAAACCAAGGAGGTTAGAATGAAAGGTAGAGTAAAATATATGGGTTCCGCGCCGAAAAATGCGCCGAAGCCAGTAGAGTATGCACAGATTGATGACCAAGGTCGTATTCCTTACGGCAAGACAGCTGAAGCTCCATACTCTGATAAGCGCATGGAGTATGGCAAAGGACCCGGTTCCAAGCTTACTGCACGTGGAATGGGTGCGGCCAAGAAGGGCGGCGATTACATAGGGTGCTGATATGCCACTGAAGAAAGGCAAAAGCCGCAAAACGATTAGCAGCAACATAAGCAAGCTGCGTGACGAAGGTTATGAACAAAACCAAGCGGTGGCTATTGCCTTGTCTAAGGCTGGTGAAACGCCTGCCAAGCGAATGAAACGTGGTGGTGTGGTTAAAGGTTTCAGCCCAATAGCGAGACCACAACGATTTCAAGGAGTTTTCTGATGGTTGATTTTACAAGATTTATGCCACCCGGAGGCTTACCGCTCGACATTAAGTTTCCTACACCAGTTCCTGTTGGGGTTTCTCCTCCACCCGCGGTTCAGCCTGCACCAGTGAAACCCCCTAGAGCAGAGCCTGTTAAAGTACCTATCAAGCAGCCTCCCTTGCCTGTAAAACCTCCTAGAGCAGAGCCTGTTAAGGTTCCTATCAAGCAGCCGCCGCTGCCTTTACCCGGTGAATCTGGCCCGATTATTGCGAACCCCGGTGTGCCACCAATTCCTATGCCGCCAATGGAGCCGCAGATTCCTATGCCTGCGCCAGTACCTCAAGTACCTGCGCCAGTGCCCGTGCCACAACCTGCGCCTCTGCCAATTCCAGAGCCGCCCATGCCTGCACCGATGCCGCAAGTACCGGAACCGATGCCGATGCCTGCTCCTACGCCAGAGCCTGTATTTTCTATTCCTACGCCAGTACCGCAGCCAGTACCTGAGCCGATATTGCCGCCTCCACCTCCACCGCCTCCCCCAGTTGCGGCACCTTTACCACCTGCTCCGCCGGTCAATGAATTACCACCTCCGGTACAGGTGCCACCACCGATTAACTTACCTGCTCCACCAGACGACATTGTTTCACGTGGAACAGTCGGGCCTGTAGCACCCCCACCCGTGGAGGTTCCACCGCCTGTTATGCAGCCCACACCAGAGCCTGTAGCACCACCTATTCCCTTGGCACCTAGCCAGCCCGGTGTCCCAACCCCTATGGCACCGGGTTCTTTTCAAGGTGTTTTACCGGGTCCAGAGCCTACGCCAGAGCCTGTGGCACCCCCAGTAATGACGCCTGAACCAATAGATTTACCTGCGGACTTTACTCTTCCGGAAGATATTCTTTCACGTGGGACAGTTGGACCCGTGGCACCTCCCCCTGTGGAAGTTCCGCCACCGGTAATGCAACCAGCACCGGAGCCCGCTCCTGAAATTGCTGCTGCTCTCCAAAACATTGATACATCAGGTATTGAGACATTAGCCGATCAATTTCCTATGGTAGAAGAGTTTGTTGCTCCTTCAGGTCCGCCTCAAACAACATTAAACCTTGAGGGTCCGGGGCGTGGTCAAGCCGCTTTGCCAAACCTTGGGGAACCCGTAGCTCCAACACCAGAGCAAATGGCATCTCTTGGTGGCCGTAGGGATGTTGTCGAAGCAGAAAACACTATTTCCTTACCGGACGGTAGCTCTTTTGACCTTAGCACGTTGGACCTCACCGGTTTACCCGGAGAAGGCTTCGATTTTGAAATGCCAACAATGCCCGGACCAACACCGCCCGGACCAACACCGGAACCCACGCCAGAACCAGCGCCAAGCCTACCTACTGGTAGGGGCCTGACTTTGGATGATCTGGTCAGTTTAGGTCAGGATGCTGGAGGGTTTGTGGAACCTGAAACAGGTGTATATACACCCGGTCAGCAACCCGCGGGTTTGCCTCAAAGTGCTATAAATGAAGCGCAAGGTACTTCGCCTTCTGATTTTATGGGCAGCTTTAATCCAGAAGATTATGTGACGCCTGCGGGAGAGTTTTTAACCGACGGTCAATTAGCCGAGTATGGTGATCTGGAGCCCGGAACGCCTATTCCAACTAACCCGACAAACACAGGACTTACGCCAGAACAACAAGCTGCGTTAGATCAATATCTTGCAAGTAACCCCGGTGGTATTAATGTTGATCTACTAGGGTTTAATCCGTTTGGGCAAAACGCTGGTATGGGTGCTTTTGGTAGCATTCCGTCAGGAACTGTTCCAGATGGACAAGGCGGTTACTCCGTTATCCCGGTCGGTCCTGTAGGCGATTTGGACAATACGGGTGGTCCAGCACCGGCACCGGGTCCAGTGAACGTTCGATCCGCAAGTTCTTACGGTTTGACAGGGGCACAACAAACAATGCCCGTATCTGACAATCCTTTCCGCAGACCTGAAACTCAAGGAGGCATTGGGTCACTCGCTGGCGGCGGCTAATGTAAAACACGGGGGCAACGACCATTGATAGCTGAATTAGCCGCATTCAATGCTGGGTTTTCTGTAGTAAAGCAATTTATTGCTAACGGTCGCGATTTGTCTGACGCCATGGGCGCTATCGGACAGATGGTCGGTGCCAAAGAAGACCTAAAGCGCCGTGGAGAAAAAAGAAAGAAAAGTGTCCTATCTGTTCTTGGTGGTAAAACCGAAAACGATTTTGAAGAGTTTATGGCTCTTGAAAAGATACGAGAGACCGAAAAAGAACTAGAATCTATGATGAAGCTTTACGGTCGCCCCGGAATGTGGGATGACTGGCAAAGGTTTCTAGGGCAAGCTAGAAAACAGCGACGTGAAGCTGAATTAAAAAGGAAACAGCAGGCTGCAAAAAACTGGGAGTATTTTGGCTACTTTGTAGGCGCAACTTTGTTTGTGGTCGGCTTTATTTTGATAATGGTTTGGGCCAAATGGTTAAGCAGCTAGAAGAACAGTCCTCATACGAGCAATATGATTTGGATCAAGATGGCGTGGTAAGCGACGCAGAAATAGACCGCGCTCGTGAAATAAGAGAGTTTGAAGACCAGTCTCGTAAACACATGGCGCAGCTTCGTATTGCTAGGTGGGCTATGATTGGTGGAGCGATATTTACTGCTACCTTATTTATGCCCTTTATTCCTGATTCTAGGATAGAGTTACTTAAAGACGTTTCCGATATTTTTTATATCAGTGTAGCTGGCATTATAGGTAGTTACATGGGCGTTTCGGCATGGATGTCACGCAAGTAAGGTGTTTTTACTTTATAAATTATCAAAATCGGTATAAGATTAAATGCGGTAAATCTTAGGAGGTTACTATGCTACAACAAATAGTGGGTAATCTTGTCGGACCGGTTACAGGCTTGCTTGACAAGGTTATCGAAGATAAAGATGAAAAAGCCAAGCTGGCGCACGAAATCGCGACGATGGCCGAAAAGCAAGCACACGCTGTCGCGCTTGCGCAAATTGAAGTCAATAAGATTGAAGCTCAATCGTCTAGTTTCTTTAAATCGTCGTGGAGACCCTTTATCGGATGGGTCTGCGGAGTAGCTTTTGCATATCACTTCATCCTTCAGCCGTTGCTAATCTTTGGCATGGCGGCTACGGGTACACAATTACCCCCTTTGCCTGAGTTTGACATGTCTACGTTGTTGACTGTTCTTGGTGGACTTTTGGGCCTTGGTACGTTACGCACGTATGAAAAGTCAAAAGGGTTGTCCAAATGAGCTTCAAATTATCACAACGCAGTTTGAGCAAAATGGATGGGGTACATCCAAAGCTTGTTGAGACAGTTACACGCGCTATCGAACTAACCAAGACGGACTTTGGTGTTATCTATGGCGTTAGGACAATCGAAGAGCAAAAAGCACTGTTTGAAAAAGGTGCTTCAAAAACTATGAAGTCATATCATCTCAAGCAGGATGATGGCTATGGCCACGCCGTCGATCTAATGGCGTATGTGGGTTCTCGCGGATCGTGGGAGCTAAATTTGTATGATGATCTAGCTGACGCAATGAAGGCGGCGGCTATTGAAACCGGGGCTCATATCCGTTGGGGCGCTGCATGGACCGTAGATGATTTACGGGACTGGGACGGCACAATGGAAGAGGCCATGAATAGTTACGTTGATTTACGAAGGAGCCAAGGAAGACGGCCATTTATTGATGGTCCGCACTTTGAACTGCGATCTGTCTGATAAAATCACACTTTCTCCTAGCACATCCTATACAACTTGTGCTAGGATAATATCAGAATATGTTTGATATTATGCGAGGGGTGAATGGATGACATTTACGTTACCGAAGCCGTACTAAGAATCTTGAGAGAACGGCGACAAGCGGTTACAGATTTGATGATTTATGGAAACGTCAAATCTATGGAGCAATATCGTGAGCTTATGGGCAATTTAGAATGCCTAAATCACGTGGAACAGGAACTCAAGAGCCTGCTAGATAAACAGGAGCGATCAAATGACTGATAGCGCAAAGCTTGATCTATCCGCTGCAAAAGAAGCTGTGGATAAGATGCAAGCAGAAAAAGACCCGCAATCGCTTGCGGATGTATATGTAGAAAAGCCAAAGCTTAATCCAGAAGCTATCGGTTCTTCTTTACTAGACAGAATGCCAGCACCTACAGGGTGGCGTATTCTGATCCTTCCTTATCAAGGCAAATCTAAAACCGCGGGCGGTATTTTCTTACCAAACGAGGTTCAGGAAAAAAGCCAAGTCTCTACACAAGTAGGTTATGTCCTCAAGGTTGGCCCTTTGGCTTACCAAGACAAAGAAAAGTTCCCTTCTGGCCCATGGTGCGAAGAAAAACAGTGGGTAATGTTTGCTCGTTACGCCGGGTCTCGTTTCCAAATAGACGGTGGGGAGGTCAGGATTTTGAACGATGACGAAATCCTAGCCACTATTCTTGACCCTGAAGACATTCATCATTTGTAAGGAGAATTAATTATGGCTGAAGCCGAAAAGGAACAAGTCGAGCTTGATTTGGGCGATAACCAAGAAACCGAAGTTGAGGTTGAAGAGTCCAAAGATGTTCAAGAAGCTGACTCTGGTGAAGATCAGTTTCAAAAAGCCGAAAGCGCAACACAGAAGCGTATTGACCGGCTTACCAAGAAAATGCGTGAAGCAGAGCGCCGTGAGCAAGAAGCTATTAAGTATGCTCAAGGTGTGCAACAAGAGTCCAATCAACTCAAGCAGCGCATTCAGAATTTAGACACTAATTACGTGTCCGAGTATTCCAACCGCGTTAGCACTCAGATGCAGCAAGCCGAAGCCGCTTTGGCGCGAGCCATTGAAATTGGCGATTCCGCGGCTACTGTAGAGGCGCAACGTGCTTTAACTAATTTAGCTATTCAGGCGGATAGGGCAGCGCAAGCAAAAGCGCAATCTGAACGCGCTAGGCAGCAACAAGCTGCGGCGGCGCAGTATCAAGCTCGTCAGCCGATGCCTGCTCAACAACCCAAACGGCCTGATAAGAAAGCCGAAGAGTGGGCTTTACGAAATAGCTGGTTTGGGTCCGATGAGGCCATGACCTACGCAGCATTTGGTATTCATAAAAAACTCGTTGAGGAAGAAGGATTTGACCCTCAGAGCGATGACTACTATACTGAACTAGACAACCGTATTGCTTCTAAGTTTAATACGGGTGCTACGGCTACCAATAAACGACCCGCTCAGACGGTTGTTGGAGCCACAAGAAACACATCTGGGCGCAGTGGGAAAAAGGTTAGACTCACCCCTAGCCAAGTCGCGATAGCGAAAAAATTGGGTGTGCCGCTTGAAGAATATGCGAAATACGTGAAGGAGTAAATGAAATGACAGAACAAATGAAAGAAACAAGTTCCGGCATGAAACGTACTTCTCGCGCAAATGAATCTAGGGAAAAACAGGCTATTCGTAAGCCATGGGCTCCCCCGTCAATGTTAGATGCACCACCTGCCCCTGATGGTTTCAAGCATCGTTGGATTCGTGCCGAGACGCGTGGATTTGATGATACGAAGAACATCAGTGCCAAAATGCGAGAGGGTTGGGAATTGGTCCGTAAGGATGAATACCCTGACTTTGAATCGCCAGTTGTCGAATCAGGTAAATACGAAGGTGTGTTTGGAGTAGGCGGATTGCTTCTCGCAAGAATACCGATTGAAACTGTCCAAGAACGGACTGACTACTTTAACCAACGTAGTCGAGACCAGATGGAAGCAGTTGATACCGATATGATGCGCGAGAATGCACACTCAACCATGAGGATCAGCAATGCTGATCGTCAATCTCGTGTAACCTTCGGTGGTCCTAAAAAATAAAGGACTGCCCCAATAGGAGAAAACTATTATGGCAAATTCAAATACTGCCTATGGTCTACGTCCTATCGGGCTTGTTGGTAGCGGTGCAAACTCAACTGGGGTAACTCAGTACGAAATCGCGTCCAACAACACTAATGCTATTTATCAATATGCTATCTGCGTACCTTTGGCCGCAGGTGTTATTGACCAAGCTGGCGACACTGCCGGTGGAACAACTCAAGCATTGGGTGTCCTGATGGGGGTAGAGTACGTTGATTCGGTTTCTAAAAAGCCGGTCTTCATTAACTACTGGCCCGGTTCGGGTTCAGTAAGTGTGGACACAAACCACCCTGTAAAGGCGTTTGTGGCCGATAGCCCTGACCAACTGTTCAAAGTCGCATCTGATGCGTCTCTGACAGACCGCGCTACTGCTCTTGCAACCGTGTTTGCGAATGCCTCACTCGGTACGTCGGCTCGTTCCGGCTCTACTGACACGGGCTCGTCAAGCGGTGCCTTGAGCGTGTCCTCTGTAAATACGACGGCAACTTTGCCACTTCGTATTGTTGGTATCATGGACGACGCAGGAAACAGCGACTTCACTGCCGCTGGCATTCCGCTTATCGTTCGTCTGAATGCACACTTTAACGCCGGAACCCGTAGGTTTGATTCTCAGACCACTGCGGATTCCACAGGCATTTAAGGAGGGTTAGATAATGGCTATTTCTAGAAGTCAACTAGCTAAAGAGCTAGAACCCGGCCTTAATGCTTTGTTTGGGCTGGAATACAACCGTTACGAGAATGAGCATAGCGAAATCTTTGAAGAGGAGTCTTCGGACAGAGCCTTTGAAGAGGAAGTGATGCTGGGTGGTTTTTCCACGGCACCCGTAAAAGGTGAAGGCACTGCCATCAGCTTTGACGATGCACAGGAAACTTACACTGCTCGTTACACACACGAAACCATTGCGCTTGCGTTCTCAATCACTGAGGAAGCGATTGAAGATAATCTTTATGACCGTCTCGCATCGCGCTACACGAAAGCCTTGGCTCGTTCAATGGCTCAGACCAAGCAGATTAAAGCTGCCGCTATCTTGAACAATGCGTTCACTGCGGGTGCTTCTGCTATTGGTGACGGCGCGGCGCTTTGCTCCTCGTCACACCCAAGCCTTTCAGGCAACCAGACTAACATTCTGGCAACTGCTGCGGACCTCAATGAGACTTCGCTTGAGCAGATGTTGATTGACATTGCTGGTCTGACTGATGAGCGTGGTCTGAAGATTGCTGTTCGTGGTATGAAGCTTATTATCCCTAAAGAGCTTCAGTTCATCGCAGAAAGAGTTATCAACTCTAACCTGCGTTCGGGCACCGCAGACAACGATCTGAACGCTATGAAGAGCATGGGAATGCTTCCAGAAGGAGCGGTTGTTAACCACTTCCTGACGGATACTGACGCATTCTTCATCAAGACTGACGCACCTAACGGCTTCAAATTCTTCAACCGTTCGCCCATTAAAACGGCAATGGAAGGTGACTTTGACACCGGCAACATGCGCTTCAAGGCGCGTGAGCGTTACAGCTTTGGTGTATCCGACTGGCGTTGCGTTTTCGGTACACCCGGAGCGTAAATCGTGCTATAAGGAAGGTGTCGATTTCATATTGACCCTCCCTGAAGACTGGAAAGGGGTAACGAAAGTTGCCCCTTTCTTTTTATTTGTTTCTAATGTATCCTGATCCTATCCCTGACAGTTGCATGTTGCGACTGACATAACCCAAGACAGGAGATAGATATGGGACAAACAACTTTTTCAGGACCAGTACGGTCCGAACGCGGGTTCACCTCGGTAGGTTCTACTGCCGTGGTAAACATTACTGCGGAAACCACTCTCACGTATGCTGACCATGTTGGTCGCATCATTGAAATCAACGATGCTGACGGCGCGGTTACGCTTCCATCTGCTTCTACCGACACTATTGGTGCAAAGTATGTGTTTTTCATTGGCACTACAGCGTCTGATTTAGACATCAAAACAGACGGCACTGACAAGTTTGTTGGCAATCTGGTGTTGGCGGCGGCTGCTACGTCACAGGCTCGTGGCTTCGCGCCCGCTGCAACAAACGATGTAATTTCTATGAATGGAACTACTACTGGCGGTATTGAGGGTTCCTATGTAGAAGTCACTGCAATTGCCGCAGATGAATATCTAGTAACAGGTACTTTGCTTGGTTCTGGCACGTTAGCCACTCCATTCGCTGACTCGTAATAGGAGATAGCTTATGGCTGGTTCTGATGTAAAGGCGAAACGTTTAACTGCCACCGGCTCTGCCGGTGTCGGTGTTGCACGTATTCGTCAGGTGCAGGTAAAGACGACAACAGGATCACCGCGGCTTACCATCAGTGATGGCGACGGTGGTGAAACTGTGTTGGACATGGACTTGGATGCGTCTGATACTCACTCTGTAAACATTCCGGACGAAGGCATCAGGGTTAGTGATATTTATATCGCTACCTTTACAGCGTGTACTTCGGTGACGATTTTTTATAGCTAGGTGAGCCATGGCAACAACTAAAGATGTAAAGAGGTTGCCGTCAGGACGCATAAAATACCGAGGCGAAACCTTTTCGGGGTATAACAAGCCGAAAAGGACGCCCGGTAAAGCAAAGAAAAGTGCTGTCCTTGCCAAAAAAGGCAATGAAGTCAAGTTAGTGAGATTCGGGGACCCGAAGATGTCGATCAAAAAAGATCAACCGGGTCGTCGTAAGAATTTTCGTGCCAGACACTCTTGTGATACGGCGAAAGATAAATTTTCGGCTCGGTACTGGAGTTGTAAGGCGTGGTGAGGGTTAGATGAAGGTGGAAGAAGTATTAGCCAAGTTAGAAAAACACGAGGCTGAGTGTAATCTTCGATACCAACGGATTGAGGAGCGTCTTGACGATCATAAAAGTTCGTTAAAAGCCCTTGATGTCAAACTCTGGGCGCTGGCAGTGTTAATTTTAATTGCACCATTTGTGCAGAGATTTTTGGGGTGAGGCATGGGCGCACGAGTCAGAACAGGGCCAAAGAAGACTAAGTGCCCCGATGTAACCTACTACCGCAAGGGTGGTAAGGTTTCCAAAAAATCTAAAGGCAGTAAAATTTGCCCAGAAGGAAAAGCTTGGGCCAAAAGAACCTTCGATACATATCCTTCCGCATACGCTAATTTAGCTGCATCAAAGTATTGCAAAGACCCTAACTATGCTAAGAAGTCAAAAGGTGGCAAAAGGAAGGGCAAGTAATGGGCAAGCTACAGGATTGGGTAGATGAAGATTGGGTCAGAATTGATAGCTCAGGTAATATCGCAGGTAAATGTGGCACGTCAAAAAATAAGAAAAATCCTGACCGATGCCTACCACGATCTAAAGCACAGAGTCTCAGTAAGTCTGAAAGGGCTGCGACTGCACGTAAGAAAAAGCGCGAAGGCTCTAAGGGAAAGCAAGTTGTTTCGAACACAAAAGCCGCCAAAGTAAGAAAGATGGAGGCGGGTGGCGCGGTTCCAAGCACCAAGCCTAAAAGACCTTTCCGCGGTAAATCACAACCCGGAACTGCCGTAGCTAGAGGCTGCGGCGCGATCATGAGCAACCGACGCAAAAGAACAAAAGGGGCGGTTACGCAATCATGAACTTAGCTTTCTATAACCAGCCGATAGAAAAAGCCGTTGTAGAGGAAATTATGCAATGGTCGGCAGAGGTGTTAGAAAAACCAAGCCCTTATTTTAATAATTTACCGCCATGTCCGTATGCCCGTGCTGGTTGGCTAGACAACAAAATCTCTATTCTTTTCAAATACGAGCCGTCTTATCAGGTTTTGTACTCGTGCATTTCACGCTTTGACGACGCATTTGACCTAGCCATTATTGTAGACATCAATCCCGACGAGGACTCCGACGCATTTCATGAGTATTTAGATCAACTAAATGACGTGATTGCAGAGGGCATGTTTATTGATAAAGATATTTGGCTCATGGGTTTTCACCCTAATGATGAGCCTAGTGACTTTGTACAAGAAGTTACTTTTGACTACGAGACTGATACCGAATACTCCATGATATTTGTTCAACGATTGTCAAAGCTGCAAGAAGCGGCAGACAAGTTGGACAAAAAAGGATATTATGATAGTTATGATGGCGAATATAATGCGTCAGACATCTATGCAAAACGGACTGAACTTTATAGGAGACTGAAAAATGGCAATGAAACCTAAAAAAATGCGTAAAGGTGGTGCTGCTAAGAAGATGCGTGGCGGCGGCATGGTTAAGAAGATGCGCGGTGGCGGCATGGTTAAGAAGATGCGTGGCGGCGGCGCGGTAAAAAAGAAGAAAAAGTAAATGACTGTATCTAACAGCAAAGATTTTGAGTTAGACGTAGCAGATTACGTCGAAGAGGCATTCGAGCGATGTGGTCTTGAGGTGCGTACTGGTTACGACCTCAAGACGGCTAAACGTTCGCTTAATCTATTGCTGGCAGATTGGGCTAACCGTGGCTTGAACCAGTGGACAATCAAGCAGCGTTCGCAAGCGTTGACGCAAGGAACCGGTGAATACGCCTTAAATGCAGACATTATCGACGTATTGTCTGTTGTTTTACGCAGAGATGGCACGGATTACTCGTTAGAACGCTTGAGTCGGGATGAATATCTGACAATTCCGACAAAAACGACACAAAGTAGGCCCAACCAGTTCTTTTTAGACCGTCAATTGACGCCAAACTTAAAAATTTGGCCTGTCCCCGAAAACAGCACTGACGTTCTGTACTATGACGCGTTGACGCGCATGGACGACGCCGACATTTACACCAATACCATGGATATGCCGTTTAGATTTTATCCTTGCCTTGCAGCGGGATTGGCATATTACATTGCTCTAAAAAGGGCTCCAAACAGGGTGCAGATGTTAAAAGCTGTTTACGAAGAAGAGTTTGATCGTGCTGCGACAGAGGACCGTGATCGGTCGTCTTTCAACGTTGTTCCTAAGTATGAGTATTACAGGACGGGATAATGGCTAAGTTCGCAACAGGTAAAAACTCATACGCAATTTCGGACCGCTCTGGCTTTCGTTATCAGTACAAGGTAATGAAAAAGGAGTGGAATGGCTTGCTTGTGGGTCCTGATGAATACGAACCAAAGCATCCGCAGCTAGGACCTTTTCGCAAAGTGGTTGATCCGCAAGCTTTGATGAATGCTAGGCCCCAGCCAGACAACCCTACAAGCGCCTTTTTGGTCATTACCACGAACGGCATCACTTACTTGGGTAATGGCAACTGGAGTACCGGTGGAACAGCGGAACTGCCTACAGAATTAGAAAACACCCCGGCTTTGCAAGGTGCGGTGGGCACAGTATCGGTGGTGACGCCATGAGTTTTACATACGCACAGCTAAAAACAGCAATTCAAGACTACGCAGAGAACGATGAAAGCTCTTTCGTAACCAATTTGCCTGTGTTTATACGTCAGGCAGAGGAAAGAATCCTTAAAAACGTTCAATTAAGCCTGTTTAGAAAGAATGTCAGTGGCACAATGACGCAGGACAACCAGTATTTGGCGTGTCCAAGCGACTTTTTGGCCCCTTTTTCGCTTTCTTTCACGGATGCAGACAGCAACAAGGTGTTTTTGGAGTTCAAAGACACTGATTTCGTGCAAAGTTTTAATCCGAACCCTGCTACGACAGGTAATCCGCGTTATTACGCGGTTTTTGACGTAGACAACTTTATTATTGGTCCGACGCCTAACGCGGCGCGGGCTGTAGAACTACATTATTTCTATCGTCCAGCAAGTTTGACCGCAGGAGCAGACAGCGGCACTACTTGGTTGAGCGAAAACGCCCAAATGGCCATGCTTTATGGCAGCTTGATCGAAGCTTATATCTATATGAAGGGCGAACAAGATATAATGGCGCAGTATGAAAAAAGATTTGCAGAAGCGATGACAGGCATGAAGATGCTGGGTGAAAACAAAGAAGTCACCGATGATTATCGCACAGGAATGCTAGTGAGGCCGAAACAATGAGCTTCCCAGCGTTAGAGTTAGATTTAAACCCGGATTTTAAGGTGGAAGTACACACCACCCAAAACCGTGGTTTTACCCCGGAGGAGGTGGCGGAGCGTTGCGCGGATAAGATTATCTCAATTAGCGATTCGGCAAACCCTGCGATACAGGCACAAGCACATGCCTTTCGTAAGCACATTGTCAAGGTTCTGGAATTTTACATGCGCGAAGCGATAAAAAGTGATAGAACCACAGTGTACAACGCGATAAAGGATTCTGGGAATCTTGAACTCGCAGAATTAATTAGGAGACTGTAACCATGGCTTTCAGTGGAAACTTCATGTGTACATCGTTCAAGAAGGAGCTATTGTACGGTGTCCACGATTTTGATCTCGCCAACGGCGATACTTTTAAAATTGCTCTCTATGACAACAACGCCTCGTTTGATGCGTCTACGACTGCTTATACAACCTCTAATGAGGTGAGCGGCACGGGATACACCGCGGGTGGCGGCGCGTTGACAAACGTAGACCCAACCTCGTCTGGTACGACGGCTTTGACCGACTTCCAAGACGAAACTTTCTCCACGGCAACAATAACTGCACGTGGGGCACTTATTTATAATACAACTCCAAACACTACCTCTTTGTCGGTAACTAACCCGACTGTCGTAGTTTTGGATTTCGGCGGCGACAAAACATCCACCGCAGGTGATTTTACGATTGTTTTTCCAACCGCTGATGCAAGTAATGCCATTATACGGATAGCGTAATGGCGGACATCACCGTCGCATTTAAGGGCTGGAACTCTTCTAGCCAAGGTTGGGGCGGTGGAGCGTGGGGCGAAGACGAGGGTCTCCCCGGCGCAACCGGGAACGTAGGTTCTGTAACTGTAAACGCAGATGCAAACGTTCCTGTAACCGGATTATCCGCGACGGCAGCCGTAGGCTCCGTAACGGTTACCGCAGATGCAAACGTTAATGTTACGGGTGTGTCAGGAACAGGAGCCGTAGGCTCAGTTACCGTTACCGGTACAGCAAATGTTCCCGTCACAGGATTAGAGGCCACTGGGTCCGTTGGTTCCGTAACTGTAGACGCGGCAGCAAACGTATTCCCAACAGGTCTTGAAGCTACTGGTTCAGTGGGCTCGGTAACAGTAATTGCCGAAGCTAACGCGCCAGTAACAGGCTTGTCTGCGACAGGCAACGTTGGATCAGTATCTGTAAGCACAGGTCAAACCATCAACGTTGGCGGAGTCGCTGGGACGGGTCAGGTAGGTAGCGTTTCTATTAATGGAGACGCTTTAGTAAATGTAATAGGAGTCAGCGCAACAGGTAGTGTTGGTACTGTACTGGTTTACGGAAACATTGTGCCGGATCAAAATCCGAGTTATAGTGAGATTAATGTTAACCAGTCGCCATCGTGGTCGGAGGAAGAACCAAGCCAGAGCGCAAATTGGACGCAAATAGCAGCGTGAGGATAAATTAGATGCCAAGTACCTATACAGTTAACCTCGGTATTGAAAAACCGGCTACTGGTGAGCAGTCGGGTACATGGGGCGATACTACAAACACCAATTTCGATATTCTGGATCAAGCAATCAACGGCGCGGTACGGGTTACCCTAACCAGCGCGGGCACTTCTGGTTCACCCAATCAGCTTCAAATCACGAACGGTGCAGCCTCTGACGGGCGCAATAAGTGGATTGAAATCTATAGCGCAAGCGACCTTGGTGGGTCGGCTTACTTGCAGCTTGATCCTAACGACGCAGAAAAAATTCTTTTTATTAGAAATAGTCTGGCAGGAAGCCAGTCTATTCTGCTTTTTCAAGGCACTTATGACGCAGCGCGTGACCTAGAAGTTCCTGCGGGCGTTGACATGGTGGTCAAATTTGACGGTGGCGGCGCTTCTGCGGCTACTGTAACTGACGTATACACCAAGCTACGTGTCACTGAACTAACTACACCCACGCTTACTGCGACGACTGCCGACATCAACGGCGGTACGCTAGATAACTCTGTTATTGGCGGCACTACCGCAGCGGCCATTACAGGTACAACTATTGTTGCAAACACCAGCCTTAACATTGCTGGTGATGGCGCAACGGTTACGGGCATTAAAGATGAAGACGATATGTCTTCAAACAGCCCAACCAAGCTTGCTACGCAACAATCCATTAAAGCTTACGTTGACTCTCAGGTAGGCACGGTCGATACATGGGCCGAGGTTCTAGCTAACGGAGCTACGTCTGGATCAACCAACCCAGAGATAGACTCTGGTCAGGCACTTAAAACCAATACGATTAACGAAACGACTGCGGGCAGCGGAGTCACAATTGACAGCGTTTTGCTTAAAGATGACGTTGTTAACGCTACCGATATTGAAGTAAGCAGTATTTCTGCTAATGACGGCACTGAAGCCGCTACTTTGGCTAATAGTACAGGCGTAATGACTATTGCGTCGTCTGTGTTAACCACCACGGACATCAACGGCGGTTCAATTGATGGCACCAACATTGGTGCGTCAAGTGCTGGAACAGGCGCGTTTACAACGCTCACTGCCTCGGGCGACTTAACCGTAGACACTGACACCCTAAAAGTCGATAGCACGAATAATAGGGTAGGCGTAAACACAAGTTCAATAAATGTGGACTTTCAAGTTGGCAACCAAAACGATTCCTCTGACAGAGCCATAGCCATTGCCTCTGGCGGATCGAACTCCAAAAGCCTTATCTTCCGCAGATCAACGTCAGATGATTTTGTTATTGTAGAAGACAGTTCAGAAAACCTTTCTATTAACGGATTGACTGGTAAAGAAATTGTCATAAACAATACAAGCGTTGATTTAGACTTCCGTGTTGAGTCTGACAACAACGCTAATATGCTGTTTGTTGATGCTGGTAATGATTCAGTAAACATAGCGGGGGCTTCTGACCTAAGTGCAGGAAATTTAATTGTTACAGGATCAGCAAACGCCGCATCAGCCGCTCATAGGCCAGCTATTTTGGGAAGAGGCTCTTACGGTGGAGGTATTGCAAGTTTAGATACTTTAGAAAGTGGCTGGTATCAAATTACCAGTGGGACAATTTGGAATTTTTATCACGGTAGAAACACATCTAGCGAAACTCCTGATAGCAAAATAGTCCAAACCTTTAACTCAAGCGAAACAGTATTCAATGAATCGGCAAGAGACCTAGATTTCCGCGTTGAGACCAGTGGCAACCCTAATATGTTGTACATTGACGGCGGAAGCAACCATGTAAACATCGGTACGTCTTCTGATCTGGGCGGTTTCCTAAACGTTGCAGGCGATCTGTATTTTGATTCCTCAAGAGAGATGCGGTGGCAAAGCAACACGTTTAAGATAGGCTCTACCGGAGCGATTGGTGTTTTTGAACTAGCCGCAGATTCTTCAAATACCTATAACAGTCGTTTTGATGTTACGAACACTGATGGCAATCTTGTTCATAGGATTGCTGGCGACGGGGCTGCAATTTTTAACGAACAAGGCGCTAGTGCTGACTTTAGAGTAGAGTCTGACAACAACTCCAACATATTGTTTATCGATGCCTCCGCAGACACCGTAAATATCGGCAACACAACAGACTTTGGCGGCATTCTTAATGTCAATGGCGGCTTAAACAGCAAGCAAGCAGTATTTACAAGCACCAACAATCGCGGTCTTGCTTTATCTACTGCGTCCCGTAGCGGTCAAAACGATGGTGTAGCTATCATTGATGCTCAGGACACAGAGTCTACGGGTGGACGTTTTGAAATCCATACGATGGGTGCTGAACGCGCTAGGTTTGAGCGTGACCAAATTGTCTTTAACGAAAGCAGTAACGACCAAGACTTCCGCGTTGAGTCTGACAGCAATACTCATGCAATTTATATGGATGCAGGCACGTCAACTGTTGGAATAAACAGCGCATCAACGAGTGACACCTTAACAGTTTTTAGTTCTGCTTCAGATAAAGGCATTACCATTCACAATGGTTCGACAAGTGGCTTTGAAAACCCGACACTTACTTTTATTGACCAAGGAAACTCAACGTCAAAACTAGCAGTGCGCGGAGACGCCTTTTGTTTTGATACCTATAACGCCGCAAACACCGTGCAGATTGTTGGCGTATCCGGTCTTTTCAAGGCAAACAATGCCTCTCAACTTGAGGGTGGGGTTACAATTAATGACAACAGTGCCGACGTAGACTTCCGCGTTGAGTCTAACGCAAACAGCGCGATGTTGTTTGTTGATGCTGGCAATAATCGGGTCGGGGTTGGAACCTCGTCACCGACAGCCACGCTTCAGATTGATGGAACTTCTATTCTACAAAATGGGGCTACTACCACGCTTACATTAGACGCTACAAATGACGGGTCTGGAAATCATGTAGGTTACATAAACGTAAATACTAATACAGCTCGTGGTTCCCACATAGCTTTAACGGATAACGACGGCGTTCAGTTTGGGATCAAAAGAGACTACAACAGCGGTAGTCCAATTACGCGAGCCTCGATTTACACAGATAACGGCACTACCGAAAAGCCCGTCATGTCTTTTGACTACGATGGCGTAACAATTTTTAACGAGGATAGTTACGACCAAGACTTCCGCGTTGAGTCTGATAGCAATACTCATGCGCTTTTCGTCGAGGCCTCTAAAAAAGGCATCGCAATTAATGACGACAACACTCAAGCAAGTGGATTCGACACCACTGTAAAGTTAGGCGGCGCTGAGAACGGAGGCGGATTAGTTGCTTATGTCGAGGAAGTTAACGTCGCATCCGGGTCATACATTGATGTAAACATTGGTAACAGTAGCATTAACTACTGGACAGGAATGTTGGGGGTTAATAACTCCTCGATGGCAAACGGTTCTCAAAGAACACAATCTCTTATTTCGATTTTGGCTAACAACCAATTTCCCGGATTTAACACATCTGTGCTACATACAGCGGACGGCAGTTCAGCGGCGAGTTTTACCGTGACTTATGTTGCAACAGGCACTATTCGCATCACAAACACTAGCGGAGTAAGCACTGGCATCAGTGCTTGGTTTACTGGTGGTGGTACACAATTTTAACCAACTGTCATTAAAGGAGAAAGAAACATGGCAATTACTACAACTTGGAGCGTCAAAGAAATGACGCATAAAGATTCAGACGGGGGCGTTATCCTTGTTTATTGGTCCTGCGTAGCTGCAAGCGACGGAACTCCGTCTTATACAGCTACAGAGGGCGGGAAACTCCGTCTTACCTACGACGCATCAGCACCGGACTTTATTCCGTATGCTGATCTGACTGAAGCCGATGTGCTTGGTTGGGTTTACAACAGCCTAATTGAAGGCGACGAAACTGCCGACGAAGCAAAAGCTCGTGTTGAAGCTGACCGTACTGCAAAAGTACAAGGTCAGATTGATCGTGCAAACTCGGAGTCCGGCGGACTGCCTTGGGATTCTGAATAAATTTTAACCGACAAGGAGACTTATGATGGCGAAAAATGAAAAGAAAACCATTACTGTCGATGATGTTGAGTACAACGTTGAAGACTTAACGGAACAGCAAGTAGCTATGGTTAATCACATAGCGGACTTGGACAAAAAGATGGGAAGCCTACGCTTCAACCTAGATCAGCTTGATGTAGGTCGCCAAGCTTTCTTTCAAATGCTAAAAGACTCGTTAGCCGCGTCTGACGCACCTGAAGAAGCTGAAGTAGTGAACGGATGATATGCCTTTACAAAAGTTACAGTTTAGACCCGGAGTAAACCGAGAGACCACTTCGTACACAAACGAGGGCGGTTGGTTTGACTGTGACAAAGTAAGGTTTCGTTTCGGCACCCCAGAAAAGATAGGCGGCTGGTCCAAGTATTCCGGTAAAAGCTTCTTAGGCACATGCCGTGCTATAAAACCTTTTGTTGCTCTTGCTGGCGAAAGTTATCTGGGTGTCGGAACGCATCTAAAATACTACATCAACGAAGGTGGTGGCTATAACGACATCACTCCAATCCGTGAGACGACTAGCGCGGGCGACGTAACGTTTTCCGCGACCAACGGCTCATCCACACTGACTGTTACCGATACTGGCCATGGCGCGTTAGAAAACGATTTTGTTACTTTTAGTGGCGCTGCATCGCTTGGGGGTAACATTACGGCAGATGTTCTCAACCAAGAATATCAAATATCTCGTATCGTCAATACAAACTCGTATGAGGTCGTTGCAAGAGAAGTTGCCTCTCTGAACGACATTACCATTGACGGTACTTACACACCTACCCCTGTACTTGCTAATAGCTCAGACACCGGTAACGGCGGAGCGTCTGTCGTCGGCGCGTATCAAATCCAAAGTGGTTTGGATACTACGGTTGCTGGGACTGGTTGGGGTGCAGGTACGTGGTCCCGTGGAGCGTGGGGCTCTGCCGCCAGCTTGACTGCGGTAGGCGACATCCTGCGTATTTGGAGCCATGACAACTTTGGTGAAGACTTAATTATTAACGTTCGCAACGGTGGTATCTACTACTGGGATAAATCGACCAGTTCAGCACCTTTTGCTCGTGCAGTAGAACTCAAAGACCTTGCGGGCGCAGACACTACAACGCCTACTATCGCAAAACAGGTCATGATTTCGGATCGTGACAGACACGTCATTGTGTTTGGTTGCGACCCCCAAGACGATATTGGCACACAAGACCCGTTGCTGATCCGCTTTTCGGATCAGGAAAACCCCTTAGTCTGGTCAGCCCAAGCTACCAATACGGCTGGTGATTTGCGGATCGGCACGGGTTCTGAAATCATCACGGCCCTCGAAACAAGGCAGCAAATCCTTGTATTTACTGATAGATCGCTCCACGCGATGCAGTATTTAGGGCCTCCGTTTACCTTCGGTATTTCGATGATTTCGGAAAACATCACGATTGCCAGCCCGTTAGCCGCTATTGCGGTAGACGATATGGTTATGTGGATGGGTGAGGAAGAGTTTTATATCTACACCGGTCAAGTGCAGAAGCTACCTTGTTCTGTAAGGGCCTATGTTTTCAACGACTTTAACCAAGACCAAGCTGAAAAAGTCACGGCTGCGGTTAACTCTTCGTATTCAGAGATTTGGTGGTTCTACCCCTCTGCCGATTCCGACACTATCGACAAGTATGTGTGCTACAACTACCAAGAGCAGGTTTGGTACTACGGCAATCTGACAAGAACTGCTTGGATTGACCGAGGTATTCAGCAATATCCTATTGCAGCCAGCACTGACGGTTATTTGTACTACCACGAGTTTGGTACAGACGACGGCAGTGTTAACCCTCCAGCCGCTATTAGCTCCTATATTGAGAGCAGTCAGATGTCGATGGGGGCAGGCGATAACTTCGTATTCTTGAGCAAACTGATACCTGACGTAACGTTTGATGGCTCGACTTCACCGTCGCCAAACGTGGATTTCACACTCGAAACCAGACGTTTTCCGGGTACAGATTACAGCCAAACCGTAAGCAGCAACGTTATTCGTAGCTCAACCGTCCCTGTTGAGCAATTTACAGATCAGGTGCGATTACGAATGCGAGGACGCTCGTTTGCGCTCAAGATTGAGTCCGATACGACAGGCGTCGAATGGAGATTAGGGACACCACGTGTAGAACTTAGACCGGATGGGCGTAGATGAGTAGAGGCTTAGTACAACCACTCTTTCCTAACGCGCCTACTGAGTATGACGCTCAGTACATGGCGGAGGTTGTCCGCGCCTTTTCTGTTTTTCTACAACAAGTTAACAACCCCGGTCCTTGGCAGGCATCAGCTTTAACTTTGCCTGACTTGCAGACCGACAATTATAACCTTCCTATCGGCGGTATTTTCCAATATGGCGATGAGTTACGCATAACTGTAGCTAATAAGCCTTACTTGCGAGGATCACAAGCATCTGGCGGCGTAGGTAGCGTAACGGTGACAATATCATGAGTGATGGAACAATTATTAATATGCCGGACGGCAGTCAATGGAAACCTTCTACTAGCCGAGACGTGGTGCATTGTGCTACGTGTACTAATGAGGTTGATACTCCAGAGGAGATTGCATCTTATCCGGATGGAAACTGTCCCCAGTGTGGTTCTTCATGGACTGGAACTGAGAACAGAAGTACAATGATACAAGTAACTATGCCTGAAAGCATAACCGGCGGAGCGGGATAATGGCTGAAGAAGCGTTAAAAATTGAAGAAAATGAAGAATTGGAAGTCCCGACCGGTGGTATTGGCGATTTCGTCATGGAAGATGACGAGGCGGATGAGGTATATGCTGATAAAGCTGAAGACTTTGGTGACGATGGTATAGCCCAGTTTCCTGCGCTTGCAGAGCGCATGGCCAAATATGGCCGTAATGAAGACAACATGCTGGCCCACGTTGCAGAGGGCGAATTAGTTATTCCTGCTCAATTCCTCGAAGACGAGGTAATGAAGCAGCGCATCTTCGAAATGCTTGAAGAAGCTGGTGTAGAGGACCCTGAAGCTTACGTTGTCGGTTCTGAATCAAACGATCTCAACCCTACCACTGGATTACCAGAGTTTTTCCTCAAGAAATTATTTAAGAAAGTAGTTAAGGGCATAAAAAAGGTAGTTAAGGCCGTTGTTAAAGTGGTCAAGAAGGTCGCGCCGATCATCTTGCCTATTGCAATGCCTTTCTTGCTACCTGCTTTGGGCCCAATGTACGGAGCCGCATTAGGTTCTGGTATCGGAACGCTCATAGGCGGCGGTAGTATTAAGGACGCATTGAAGTCTGCGCTTGTTTCTGGCGCGATTGGTGGTGTAACCGCCGGATTTACAGGTGATCCAAGTAAGGGTTTCTTCCAGAAAGTCGGTGAAGCAGCCTCGAATCCCGGCGCACGGTTCTCACAAGCATTCAGTAACATAGGTGAAGGATTGCAAAGCGGTTCTTTCCAAGGATTTAGAGACGCTATTGGCAAAGATTTCCAAGCAGTCACCGATGTGACAGGTTCTGCGGTCCCAACGTCTCAAGTCATTCAATCGGGTGATACGTTAAGCCAGATTGCTGCTAAAAATGGCACGACAGTCGATGCTCTTATGGCGGCTAACCCACAAATCACTGACCCCAATATGATTATTGCGGGCGAATCTTTAACCATTCCGCCGCCCGCAGGTGGCGCAGCTACTGGCACTACAGTCACAGAAAATGTAGTGAAAGAAACCGCAGAAAATGTAGCGAGTGAAGGTGCGGAAAGAAGCTTCCTTGAAAAGACCGGTGACGTGATGTTCCGAGGGGGTAAAACGCCTGAAGAAATTGCAAAATTACAAAGCACGGCAGGTCAAACTTATCTATCGGACATGGCGGCAGCCGGAATTGCTCCTACTGAAGCGGGATTAAAAGCGGCTCAAGCTGCCGCAGGTCCGGGCATATTGACACGATATGGTCCTACTGCACTAGCAGGAACCGCTGTAGCCGCAGGAGCAGGCTTCTTCGATACACCCGAAATCGAGCAAGCCAACTTTTTGGATTACAACCCAGATGGCAGCCCGGTTACTGGAACCGATTTGATCGCACAAGACCCCGGCAAGTATCTCGTTAAGAACCTTGGTCAAATTCAGCTAAACGAAGAAACAGGCGAATACGAGCCTGTAGGACAAGAAACAACGACTGAAGAGGAAGCGGCTTATCTTCCTCCAGCATTCCAACCGGTGATTGCACCACCTCCGGTTAATGAGTCTGGCTATCTGATGGCCAGCAACCCCGGCGGACCGTTTGCACGTCCTTACGTGACACAGGCCGCAGAGGGTGGAGCTATGTTCCCGCGCCGCAACGGCGGCATTATGCCTAACGAGGGTACTCCGGGTGAAGATAGCGTTCGAGCCATGCTAATGCCCGGTGAGTTTGTTATGACCACCGACGCAGTACGTGGCTTAGGCAACGGAAATCTTAACAACGGCATCAAGAACATGTACTCAGTTATGCGCAATCTTGAACGCCGCGGGAGGGCAATGGCGTAATGGCTGAACAAACAACAAGTATTGTCCGCGAAGCCCCGGAAATTGAAGCCTATAAGATAGGCTTACTCCAATCTGCTAAAGCTCTTGCCGACCAAGGACTGACTATTCCGCCCTATATGGTCGCGGAAATGTCTGGTCTACAGATTAAAGCGACCGAACTGGCAGAAGCTGGGATCGGCGGATACCAACCTTATTTACAAGAAGCTGGATACACACTAGGCGACGCCCAAACCGCTATTGGCGGCGCGATGGCCGCGGCTGAACCTTTTCAACGAGACGCTGCCGCTGCAATGCAGGCGGGTCTGGCTAATGTACCCGGTGCGGTAGAAGCGGCTCAACAAGGTATTCAAAGTGCAATCGACGCGGGTGGCGCATCAACGACCGCGGCCCAAGGCGCACTAGATACTGCCGCTGTTGGTGCTAGAACTGCCGCTGGCGGTGGTCAACAAGCGTTAGGTACTGCCGCTGCAAACATTCCCGGCGTAGTACAAGATGTTGCTGCCGGTAATCAGGCTGCAAATCTTATTGCTGCGCAAGCCGCTCAAGATGCCGCGGCTACAGGGCGTGTAGATGCTCTTGGCACAGGGTTAGCCACGGCAGATACCGCTGCACGAAACCTTGCCGCCAATCTTGGACAAGGTGCCCTGACGCAAGCGGACACCACACAAGCTGGTTTGGATGCTGCTACGTTAGCTGCTCAACAAGCCGCAGCCACGGGACAAGCCGATTTAGGCACGGCTGCCGGTCAAGGCCAAGCTTTTGCTACAGAAGCGGGCACCGGAGCGCGGGCCGCGGCACAACAAGCCGGAACGGACACTGCCGCAGCTATTCAAGCTGCACGAGGTGCTGTTCAGGGTGCAGGAACAGGATTACAACAAGCTGGTATTGGCGCGTTACAAGCTGCTCAAGAGGCAGGGACCGCGACTCAAGGCGCAATTGATGCTGCCAGAGCGCAGGCCGCAGGTGGCCAGCAAGCGTTAGCCGCCGCAGGTTTGGCGGGCGCAGATGCTGCTTCTCAAGCTGGTCTCGGTGCAAGAATGGGTGCCGCTGGCACTGCTCAAGGATTGGGTGGTGTAAGTGATGCTGCACGATTAGCTGCACAACAAACAGGTGCTGGTGTAGCGGACGCTACTGCCGCAGCACGGTTAGCCGCACAACAGACTGGCCAAGGTTTAGGCGGCGTAAGTGGCGCAGCGCGGACCGCGGCTCAAACGGCTGCCGCTGGTGGGTTAGGTGCTTATGAAAGAGCTATTGGCGGAGTTGATGATATTGCGCAAGCGGCTCGAAACGTTGCAGGTCAAGCTAGAACAGGCGGACAAACGGCAGCGCAACAAGCTGCACAACAGACTCAAGCCGCGATTTCCGGCGCTAGGGGTATCACAGGTGATGCCGCTCAAGCCTTACAAGCGGCGGGTGCGTTAGGAACACAGACGGCCCAGCAAGGTATTGCAGGTTTGGCCGGTACGACTGGCGGATTTGACCCCGCTTCATCTGGCGCATTTATGAACCAGTATGAAGATGCTGCGGTTCAGCAAGCTTTGCAAGACATCGCTAGAGCGGGTCAAATTCAAGGCGATCAATTAGCCGCACAAGCGGTAAGCGCCGGAGCGTTTGGTGGCTCAAGACAAGCTGTTGCCGAACAAGAATTAGGCAGAAATATCTTAGAACAACAGGCCAGAACTGCCGCAGGTATGCGTCAGCAAGGCTTCGAAAGCGCGGCTCAACGGGCACAACAAGCATTTGAATCTCAACAAGCTCGTGCGCAACAGGCTGCACAGCTTACTGGGGCATTGGGCGCTCAAGGTTCGCAAGCCGGAATGCAAGCAGCACAAGCTGCCGGACAACTTGGTTTGTCGGCAGAAGAACTCGCTGCACGGACCGCGCAACAACAAGGACAACTAGGACTTTCCGCAGAGCAGTTAGCGGCTCAGACGGGAATGTCCGCAGAACAACTAGCCCAGCAAGGCGCATTACAAGGTGGTCAGTTAGGGTTGTCTGCTTTCAACCAAGCAGGACAGCTTGGATTGTCGGCGGAGCAATTAGCTGCTTCAAATCTGGCGCAAGCAGGACAGCTAGGGCTTTCCGCAGAGCAAATGGCCCAGCAAGGTTCACTGAGTGCGGGACAACAAGCTTTGTCCGCGGAGCAATTAGCTGCTTCGAACTTGGCGCAAGCAGGGCAATTAGGTCAATCCGCAGAACAGTTGGCCGGACAATTGGGCATCTCCTCTGCTCAATTGCAAGGTCAACTCGCGGGTCAAGCGGCTCAGATGGGCATGAGTGCAGAAGAATTGGCTGGTCGTTTGATCGGGCAGCAAGCCCAGACTGGTATGTCTGCACAACAACTTCTAGCCCAGACCGCTCAACAGGCCGGTCAGCTAGGATTAAGCGCAGAGCAATTAGCCGCGCAGACGGCCCAGCAACAAGCTCAAACCGGTATTTCGGCAGAGCAATTGGCTGGACAATTAGGTATGAGTGCGTCTCAACTACAAGGTCAGTTGGCTGGACAAGCCGCTGGTCTGGGTATGAGTGCCGCTCAAATGCAGCAACAGGCTGCACAACAAGGTGGTCAGCTTGGTCTAGCAGCGTTGCAGCAAGCAGGACAGCTAGGGATGAGTGCAGAACAAATGGCTTCTGCAAACGCTCAAGCTTTGGCCAACACCGGAATGAATTTACAACAACTTGCAGCCCAGACAGGCATGAATCAAGCGCAGTTAGCGGGTCAATTGAACCAGCAAACGGGTGCGTTAGCCATGCAAGGCGTCGGCCAACAAGCCGACATCGCACGTCAAGCTGCACAACTTGGTATATCTGCCGAACAGCTTGCAGGACAATTGGCAAGTCAATCTGGTCAGCTTGGTCAAGGCCAAGCTCAGATGGCTATGCAGGGTTCTCAACAGGCGGGCGCTCTTGGCTTGCAAGGATCAGAGCTACAAGGTCGTTTGGGCGAGGGACTTGGTTCTCTTGGTACTCAATACGGTCAGCTTGCATTGCAACAAGGTGACGCTCTTAGCCAGCTTGGCCTACGTCAGGGCGCTCTTGGCGAACTGCAACAAAACTTGGGTCAGAAAGAAGCAGGCTTCTTGTTCGATGTTGGTAAGCAACAGCAAGCACAAGATCAAGCGGTTCTTGAAGCAGAACGTAAGACGCAAGTCGAGCAGATGTACGAGCCTTACCAACGTGTGGGCTTCCTCTCCGACATTTATAAGGGTGCGCCGTCTAGTCAGATGGGCGTTACCCAAGCATCTGGCGGAAGTGTATCACCAGCCCAGTCTATCTTAGGCTTGGGTGTAGCAGGCTTGTCGGCAGCGGCAGGTGCTAAACAAGCGGGGTTATTTTAATGATGAATAGAGAAGTTATGAGCAGACAGATGTTTGCTAAAGGGGGTGCAGCCTTTCCCGACCTTAGCGGGGATGGGAATGTTACCCAGAAAGATATATTGATTGGTCGCGGTGTGATCGAAATGCAGGATGGGGGCATGGCTCCCATGCCAGCACCCGCGGCACCCGGACCACAGATGAGTCCGCAGAGTATGCCCGCGATTGATCCCAACAGCGTAGACATCAATCAAGCAGCGCAAGGCGCTATGCAAAATGGCATTGACCCCGCAATGCTCGAAGGCATGTTGACTCAATACGCGCAAGGTATGGACGATCTTGAAAACGCCGAAGATTACGAAACCGTAATGAACGGTATTCGAGGTGATGACCAGCCTATCGAACAACGCTACCAAGAACTGGCTAGTGTCGTTGGACAGGAAGATGCTCAACAAACTCCTGAATCAGTGCTGGCACTGGTACAGCCCGTCATGATGATGGCAGCGGTCGATCAAGGGATCGGCGGTTTGGCTGCCGAAGAGATGAACGCTCCAATCGAAGGAGCTATGGCAGAAGGCATTATGTCCACCGTCAATATGGGCGGTCCGGATCAGGCTCAAGGAGGGCCTGCTCCCGTAAATTTTAACCAAGGCGGTTCCGTAGCTTACATGGCAAACGGTGGTGATAGCCGCCTTGGACAAATATATCAGGATAAACAGGCGGTTTATGGAGACATTTTAGGACTTGCCGATCAAGAAGCAGAATTTGCTGACCAGCAACAAACGACAAGAGCGCAAATGCTATTTGATGTAGCACAAGGCGCTTTGATGTTTGCAACGCCCGGTGAAACCCGTATGAGTCCCGCAGAGCGGTTAGCTCAAGCGTTTACTCCGGTATTGGGTAACATTAGTGCCCGTGCGGGTGAGCTTCAGAAATTTAAACAAGACCAGAAGAAAGAAAAGCGGGCACTAAACCTGTCAGCTTTAGGTGCTGCCGAAAATCAATTAGCTTTTGAGCTTAAAGTAGATGCTGACAATAAGGCTGCCGCGGCAGAACGTGCTTGGAAATCTAAAGAAAAAGCAGAAGACCGAGCGCATGAACTTTTGAAAATGGATAGAACGTTTGCTTTTAACCGAGAAGAAAACGAATCTAACCAAAGTTTCCAAATGCGTCTGGCAAACCGCAAAATTGAAGCTCAAAACTTGTTGCAACAATTACGAGGCGCACAAAGCCAAGCAGACATCACCTTACGTGGTCAGCTTCAACAAGAACTGGCACAGATTAACAACGCCTTTAACAGACAGATGCAGCAAGAGCGTTTTGACTTTACTACGTCAGAGCGGTTGGACACACAAGCCTATCAAGACACGGTGCGTGAACAACAGTTTGCTAACCAACAAGCTCTTATCGCGCTTGAGTTTGATAACTCGCAACAAGCCACATTACTCAAAGACCAGCTTCAGAAAGAAAACATGCGTCTGGGTAGTGAATTGCGTATCGCTGAAAATCAGATTTCCTTCGAAAATACGCTTCAACGCGACAATATCTTGCATATCAATGATATTTCCAAGATGGAACGCGGGCATGAGCAAAACCTTGCTCTTGCCAGTCATCGCGGTGCGATTGAGCGCGAAAACCAAGAGCTTCAAAACGCATTTACTGCGGCGGAAAATGCTCTTAACCGTGCGCAAAGAGAAAATCTGCAACTTAGCGATCAAGCCTTCCGTAGGCTTATGCAAGAAGAAATGCAGCAATTTACGTCCGATCAAGCTGAGATTGATAGAGCGATTGCCAAAACTAACAGAGCCTTTGATGAAGCTCTCGCAGTACGCGGCGCGGATCAAAAAGATGTGTCGCTTGGCCTTGCAGAAAGAGCGCAGGCTCTGGACGAGGCTTACAAGCTGGGCTCTTTGGCTATTGACCGAATGGTGGCAAATGCAACTAAGGTAGGTAGCAAAGCTAAAACCGACGAATTGACTTACATCACAAACCCAGAGCGTATGAAAGCGTTTGCAGAAGGCACTCTGGGTGACGAAACCGCGCTTTATGAGCAAGCTTTACTTGACTATACGTCAGCCAAGGATGTTTGGGACGATACCTCTGGGCGTTATGTCCAAGGTTCTGCGGGTAAACTAAGTGATGTTGTTCTTGATGCTGTTCGTCAGGGTAACCCGAACCTCTACACACGGATCACGAGCATTGAACTAGGCGAAGACGGGCAACCGATGCCAGAGCCAGAAGCAAATGTGATGACCGCCACAACAGAAATTGTGAATGCGGATGGCTCTATTAATACCGAATCGCCAGTTTGGAACACCACACCTGCTTATTTGTTTGATCCGGAGTTGGATTACAGAGAAGTAATAGGTGCTTCAAGAGTAATTCCGGGTATTGGCCGATTGTTCTCAGAGGGTTCCGCAGAATTGTTTGGCGGAGACGCCAGCCCACGTGCTAAGAACATTGCAAAGGCAGCAACTAGCTTAGATAACTTGGCTAACGACATTTTGCAGTATAACACCTCTGACACGGATAGCGGTCGAATCCTAAAGTTTGTTCAAGAGCTTATTGAACGTGAAACTACCAATATACGTCCCGGTGGATTGTTCTTAAAAACAGACGCCGATGCTGAAGCCGCTCTGGCCGGAATTGAGTCTACGCTGAAACAGCAACTGCAATTGGGTGCAAGTATCCTACCTGAATATGGTGGTCGTCCGGGTATGTACACCGAAAAACAGCTTACTGGCGCTAGAAGAGATATGCAGAAGCTGAAGGTTTTGTATAACGAAGTGCTTAAATTCCAAGAGGGTTTTAACTTCAAGCCGACTGTAAGGACAAGTAACGTCGAAGGACAGGATCAAAGCACTGACACAGCGCGTCAGCAAATTTTGGACATGCGTAAACAAAACAACGGTGCAGAATAATGGCAGATGCGTTAGTTCAACTTACAAGGCCGCAGTTTGAAAACTTGATGGAAACTCAAGGTTTGGACAAGACCGTTGACGGCATCTTGTCCATTGCCAATGAGGAACTTGAGTTAGACGCACCCCTTACGCGAGAAAGCTTGGCTAATGGTACACACCCTATATTGGACAAACTGGACCGGTATAAAGGTATTGCGCCCGAAGAACGCAACATTTCTCCAGAAGAAATGCTTACTATTTTTACCAACGTCGAAGATTACGGTAAATACGACCCAGAAAAAGGCAGCTTTTCGGGTTTAAAAGCCGCTGGAAGCGGCGCGGCTCGTATGATTCCGGAAACTGTTGGTGGCGGCCTTGGTTTTAAGGCTGGTCTCGCTGCTGTAACGCCTGTAGCTGCCATGATTCCTCCGGTTGGATTACCCGGACTAGCCGCAAAAGGTATTGTTTACGGTATCGGCGGTATCGGCGGCGCTATTTTGGGCGCTCTCGGTGCAGGTGAAGTAGAAGACGCCGTGCTTGGAGAAGCTGCTCCAGTCGTGCCTTCACTTGAACCTGCTTATCGTGGCGGTGAGACAGGCATGTTTGCGTTGTCAATGTTGGCGTCACCATGGAAACTGGCCCCCACAATACCCAAAGCCAAAACAGGTGCTATTGAGTTCCTTGAGAACTTTAAACAGGTTTCGAACGGCAAATACGTTGACGTGGCCGACGAAGCTTTTCAGCTTGCCGCAAAAAACGCAGGTTTGAGCGAAAAGGCTGCTACAAAGTTATTTGAACGCGCCTCACGGGCCAGAGCCGTAGCTTCCGAGCGTGGCAAAATGTTTGGTGGTGGTCTTGGTGTAGACCTTGGTATCGGCAGATTTAATCCAGCGGGTTACGTTTTTGATCCTAGAAAAGGACCGGTGGGCACCAGAGTAGTCGCGGGTATTGAAGGCGGCATTGATCGTTCAATGCGGTTTGCTAGAGAAAATCCCGGTAAATTTTTAGGCGCAGAAGGTTTAGTTGCAGGCGGGGCCGGAACAGGGGCCTACATTGCGCAAGAGATGTCTCCTTATGACGAAGGGGCAAGAGTAGGTTATGAGCTTGCAGGCTCGTTGATTATTCCTATACCTGCACAAATCCTCGTAGATAGTGGCCCGGATGCCGGTAAAGCCTTGTTTAGAACTATGCGCAACTGGTGGGGTAACACCAGTAACGCTGAAAAACGTGATGGCTTGCTTTCAGACGCGTTAAGAAAAGACAGTGCAAAACGTATTATTCAGGCTTTGGAACGCTCTGAAGAATTTGCTGAATCAGTAGGCCCAGATGGGCGTGTCATTACGGCAGATGAAAAACTAGCCAAGTTTATTGAAGAGCTTGGTAAAGAAGCCGATGTTGTTCGTAAAGGCGCTGACGGCCAAGAAGTCACGCCAACGGTTGCTGATTTGGCCCAGATGGCGGGTTTAGATTTTTCTCCTACACTGCGCACCATTCAAAACGAATTAGCTAAATCAAGCGAAGACTTAAAAGTAGCCACAGGCCGTGGTCGAGAAGAAATGCAAGCTGGCGCAATCAACGCCATTCGTGCTTTGACTGCGACTGGAGACCCATTGGCCCTAGCTTATGCGGCGCGAATCCAACAAGGGCTGTTTGAACAAAACATTTTAGATAACGTTGATGCTTCCGTAGCAAAGCTGATGGACTCCGCGTCAACGGTTATAGGACGTGATGTAACGGCAGCGTCCGACAGAGTAAACCTGTCAGAAAAACTGTATGACGTGCTTAAAAATCAAATTGATTTAAGCAAAGTCCGCGAACAACGGCTCTGGAAAGAAGTCGGCAGCTACCCATTAACTCAGTTTTTTGCGAAGAATGGTCGAGAAATTCAACAACCCAATGTGCTGCAATTGTTAGACCGTCCTTCAAGAGACGGTGGTTTGAACTTTGCATCAAAAGGCGCTCAAAGAGACTTAGAAAGTGCTTTGTCGGGTTACCAAAAAGATATTGATGATTTGCGAGATTACTTCCAAAACCAAACAGGACGTAACCCCGCAACCGCGCAAAAGTTTTTTGAAATGCGTTCAGGCTTACTGAACCGTGCCGCACAATTGCGTAAAACCGGCGACACCGTAAATGCTGGACGTTTGGACAAAATTAGCGACGCTTTACTGCGCGATTTGACTGGTCAACAAGACGGGGCTTCTGAGGCTTACAACGCGGCCCGCGCATATACCTTTGCTAGAAATAACGTCTTTACGCGTAGTTTTTTAAGCGATCTTACAGCTACTGATAGAAACAGAGGATTAATACTTGACCCTCAAAACCTACTGGATACTGTTTTTAGAGGCGGTAATCTAAGCACGGCCAAACGGTTTGACCAAATTCGTGCCGCAGGTAGATTCCTTGTTGATGAAGGCGGATTAACTGAAGCAGAGGCTTTGGTAATGGACGCTGATGAATTAATGAGTGCCGCGCTACGAGATTCGTTAAGCAAGATTATGGATAAAAAGTCCATACCGAACCCCGCTAATCCAAATGAAATTATTGAGACGTTTCAAGTTAACCAAAGAAAACTAGATACATTCAAAGATCAGCCGGGAACGAAAGAACTCTTCGCGCTAATACCGGATTTAGAGGTCGATCTAACTGATGCCGTTTCTGCTCAAAAGGCCTTTGACAACATGTTAGTCGATGCCTCCAACATGATGAGCCCGTCACGGGCCAAGCAGGCAGGATTTACGCCCGACCAGATAGACAGATTGTATGCAACTAAAGCATTTCAAAGCGTCCTTGAATTTGAGGACCCCGGAAAAGCTGTTGCGAAAGCACTGGCGTCAGAGCGTCCAACGTTAGCACTTAACAAGCTCTACCAAATGGTAGACGAAGCTGATTACGCTGGTAGTGAATATACACGCAGTCAAGCGATGCAGGGTTTGAAATCCGCTATTTTCAACAATGCGCTTCGTAAGGCTAACAACACCGCAGGATTGCCGAATGGTGACGCCTTACAAAAATCCTTGTTTGGGCAATTAGAAGGTGTGCAACCCGACGTTAAGTTTTCTATGAAAGACTTCCTGATACGGAAGGGTCTTTCTACTGAAGACGAAATGGACGAAGTACAAAAGGCCGTAAAAACTCTACGCGGCGTAGAGGAAGCTTTTGCAACGGGTGATTTTGAAAACGTCCTGTTTAAAAACCCCAGTTTGGCTAAGTTGTTTTACGTCCGAATTGGTGGTGCTACTGCCGGTGCGGCGGCGCAACAACAATTGAAAAAGTTTCTTGGTATGCCCGGAATGAGCGGAGGTCTTATCGCGGAACAAACCGGTTCTGAGCTTGTGCAGCGTGTCTTGCTTCGCGGACCAGAGACGCAACGTATAAAGGTTATGACAGAAATGTTCTCTAACCCTAAGTTGCTTGCTGCGATGATGAAAGAAATTAACGACAAGAAACAAGCAGACGCCGCTATGTCTGCTCTCGAAAAAGTATTTGAACCATTGGCTCGACAAACTGGAAGACGTATACCACTTGGCACAAGACCAGTAATCGAAGAAGACGATTACGAAGCGCCAGAACCAGCAAGTCGTCCAATAAATCTTCCACAGAATTTGCCTCCTGCTAACCAGCAAGGGGCTCTCGTACCACCTGCCCAACCTCCCACTCAGGGCGGCGGTGCTGCGCCTATGCCCACGCAACTTGCGTCTGCGGCTCCCCAGCCAACTAATACCCCTTCAGGGCAAGTTGATAGGGCTAGGTTTGCAGCTTTATTTCCCGAAGACCGCGAACTTTTGGGTATTGCTAGTTTGATGGGGCAAGCAGGATGAGTATATTTGCAGAATACGGGGGAAGAGGCTCTTACTACACGGCAGACGAGTTAGATCGTTTACAGAATCCTGAAAAGTACAACTACACGCAGGAAACGTATGACGCGTTTTCGGCACAGGTACAAAAGAAAGCCGATAGTAGAGCAAAAGCGGAAGAGGCGGCGATGGACGCCATTCCGTATTCTTACGTGGGCCGCGGTACAGCGTCCACGAATCCTGCTTTTAGCTTTGGCGGGTTTAGCGGTCACACCTCTGGAGGAACGTCCGGGTTAGCTGGATTTTCTGGAGCGGGTAGCCCTACTGGGACATCAACTAGCTCAAGCACCACTTCTGGTGGTGGCGGCGGTGGCGGCGGTGGAGGCGGTGGCGGCGGTAACGGTAGAGATGTACAACGCCGAGCAGAAGGAGGTGTAATTCAATATATGCAGGAGGGCGGAATGATTAAATCGCCATACGCGGACCCAATGAAATCAAGTTACTCAGTGGCACCTCCGCCGGAAAAAGTATATTCAACTATGCCAGTGGGGCAGATAAAAATGAACGCTCCTGAGCCCATACCAGTGTTAAGTGGGCCAATGCCAGCGCCAGTAATTCAGGTAGATCGTGGTCCTATGCCATCACCCGGTATTGGCGGGGCTTTTGAAAGCCTACAACAAAAATTCGGGCAACAAATGGGGATGATGCAAGCGTCACCATTACGTGTTTATCAAAATTATTTAATGCAGACTTATGCGCAGCCTGAAATGCAGGCGCAACAACAAAAAGTCGATCACTTCCTTGATCTAGTCGATCAGGCGGAACGCGCCCATTTTGGCGCAGAAGAAAGCTTTGGGTATGGTGGCGGACCCATGGCTCAACAATATATGCCACAACCACAGGCACAGACTCCCATGGATCGGGGTATAGCATCTTTGCCTGCGGCGTTTTAAGGATTAATTCAATGCTATGGCCAGAGTATCAGAAGACACTAATTTAACCATCCCGCTCAAGAATATCTTGGGCATGATAGCTCTGACCGCGGTAGCCACGATGGCATACTTTACCATCGAATCACGCCTCACGGCTCTCGAACATAACATCGAGATGACCGACATTGAAATCAAAGCCAACAGTGAGTTTCGAATCCTCTGGCCTAGAGGACAGCTTGGTTCGCTTCCGGCAGATGCTCGTCAGGATATGTTGCTTGAAGGCTTGGAAAGGGACTTGCACGAACTGCGCGAAATGCAAGATAAAGTGCATGAACTAACCATCCGTGTGGGTACGTTAGAGGCGCTCTATGAGCAACGACAAAAAGAAGAAGACGGTGCAAAATAATGTTAGCCGAAGTCGCTGCGGTCATTGCCGCAGTCAAGGGTATCAATGACGCTATATCCGCCGTAAAAACCGCAGGCGGACACGCGAGCGACTTGGGAAGCATCATCCAGAAGTACGCGACCGCGAACGAAAAGCTTCAAGAAGCTGAATCTAAACATGTAGGTAAGTTATCCCTACAAGACTCCATGCAGATGCAGGTGGCTAAAAAACAGCTACAAACGTTTAACCAACAATTGAAAGACATGATGCTGATGCAGGGACTGGCTTCTGACTACAACGAAATCATGAACCGCGTAGAAGAAAGCCGTATACAACACGAAAAAGAACTTGCAAAAATAAAAAAGAAAAAAGCAGAACGTCGTAAACTGTATCGGGAGCTAGGCCAGCTTGTTGGCATTGGCTTTTGTTGTTTGCTTGTGTGTTTTGCAGGCTTGTATTTATTCTTACTTTTGCGCTAAAGATAGTGTTCGATTATGGATGTAGTAAGCCTAGTTGGAGTTTTGTTCCCCATTGGACTGGCGTTTGTAACGCTAGTGATTGTGCTTGCCAAAATGCACGCGGACATCGAAACTATAAAAGAAAAAATTAAAGTCCTTTTCGATCTCTGGAATAACAAAGACTAGCGCAACCATTCCTGTACTTCTTCGTTAAGCACCTTACCGGCTATATCAATCTTACTGCGTAACGCTTCTAGTATCTTTTCATCTATCGTGCCCGGTGACACAAGGTCGATGTACGTTACCTTGTTGGTCTGACCAATACGATGCGCACGGTCTTCTGACTGCAATCTAATTTCTAGGTCGTAGCTGTTGCTGTAGTAAACTACGGTATTGGCAGCGGTTAGCGTAATGCCATAACCACCAGTCTTGGGCTGCCCCACAAAAAAGCGCAATGGATCAGAGGGGTTTTGAAACCTCTCAACGATCTCTTGGCGCTCATCTTGTGGTGTTGCTCCGTAATAGGTTGCGACCGAATCGGGCCCGAAACGGTCGCGCAGGGCAGAAGCTATCTGTTGGATGTCGTGTGTATACGTCGCCCAAATGATGGCTTTTCCCTGAAGCTCTTCAGTCACGTCGAGTAATTCGTTCAAACGGTTGCTTTTAATGGTCTGTATCTCGCCGTCGTCTGGCTGCAAATGTCCGCAGCAAATCTGTTGTAACCGCATAATCTGTGTCAGCACACTAGCCGTGGTTGCTAGTTCCCCGCTTTCAAGCTTGGCAAGCGCCAGCTTTTTCATCTGCACATACAGGCGGGTTTGCTCTGGTGTAAGGTGGACTTCTCTACGAGTGTAGACTTTGACCGGAAGATCAAGGCAATCGACTTTTAGAACTCGACTACTAAACCGATCTAACTTTTCAGATAGTTCGTCTAACCGTCGATAGCCCACGATCTGTTGAAAACTGCGATGACCCATGGTCCGTTTCTGAACATTGGCGTAACGCGCTTGAAATGCGTAGTAGCTATTGAAGCCGAGCGCCTTTTCGGCAAGGAAGTTACATTGGCTGAACAGGTCCATAGGGCTCTTGGTTATAGGGGAGCCGGTCAATATCCGGCGGTATTTAGCCCGTGCCTGCAACGCGATAATGTTCTTCGTCCTCGCAGCCTTTCTATTCTTTATTGTAGTTGATTCATCGACAATCACAATGTTGTCGGGATTCTGGTATAGGAATGCCGTAGCAGCTTCGGTGCCACGTTGAGAGGAGAACGCTTCGATGTTCATTACGAAGACCTTCAACTTCGGATCACGGTCCACGATAAAATCTTTCAGGTCATTTTCATAACGCTGGGTTTTTGCTGGCGTCCATCGCATAATGCTACGGTCGATCCGCTTCGGGAGGTGAAGCGGCACTTCGCCTTTGACCCAGTTGTCGTAGACCCCTTTCGGCGCAACGATCAGCGCAGCTTTGATTTTTCCTGCCTCGAACAATGCCCCCATGGTATCAATGGCAACCTTTGATTTGCCTGTGCCCATCTCCATAAGAAGCGCATAAAACTCCGCGGCCCACGAGTCTTCGAACGCTTTACGTTGGTGGTCGTAGGGTTGGGTCTCGTATTCGTAGCCGATCATTTTGAACCTATTTTTTAAAAACGCTTGACATACTCAGTGTATAAGATATTATCTTAAATTGTCAAGGCCCGAAAGGTGCCTTTAACCACGTCACACGAAAGGAGAAATACGATGAGTGATGACCTAGCAAAACTGATGGAGCAGGATTTTGAAGAAAATCAAGCTTCATCCGTTGAGAAAATTGACCAGCAAGGACTTACTTCGGTAGCTGCGTTGGCCAGAACAATCCGTGATAAGGAGGCGACCATTTCTGATCTTGAGCAACGTCTTAAAGATGAGAAGAAAGAGCTTCTTAAATTAACGGATGAGGAAATGCCTGCGATGCTTGCAGAGATAGGCATGTCCCACTTCGCACTTGATGACGGATCAACCGTCGAGGTTAAACAAACCTATGGTGCATCCATTCTCGTTGAGAAACGTCCAGAGGCTTTCGAGTGGCTGCGCGATAACGGATACGACGACATTATCAAGAATACTGTCGCCTGTCAGTTTGGCCGTGGCGAGGACGATCAAGCGAGTGCCTTTGCTGCCTTCGCGCAACAGCAAGGATATGTCCCCGATCAAAAAACAGAGGTACACCCTCAAACGCTACGTGCGTTCGTTAAAGAACGTTGCGAAGCAGGAGATGAGTTTCCTATGGAATTGTTTGGGGCATGGGTAGGTCAACGCGCAGTTATCAAGAGAGGTAAAAAATGAGCGATAAAAAAGCTGTTGCCAAAGCTGGCAAAAACGAAGTGGCAGTATTTGATGCTGCCTTAATGGAGCAGGATGCCGGAGCAGGCATGGAGAATATGGGAACTGAAGACTTAGCTCTTCCGTTTCTAAAAGTCTTGTCTGGTAACGATCCTGTATTGGACGACGATACTGTCGATGCTCGTAAGGGCGATATTTACAACACCGTTACTGGGTTGGCGTACAAAGGTAAGGAAGGTGTCCGCGTGATTCCTTGTGCTTACCAGCGTAGGTTTATCCAGTGGGCTCCGCGTGGCAGCGGAAGCGGTGCGCCCATGGCAATTTACGAGCCGGGAGAAGAGCGGCCAAAGACGGAGCGTAGCCCCGACGACAACAAAGAATATGTTGTCGGTGGGGAGGGTGACTACATCGAAGAAACCCACCAGCACTTCGTACTCCTTCTCAACGATGATGGGTCAGCCGAGACCGCCCTCATCGCAATGAAATCCACGCAGCTTAAAAAGAGCCGTAAGTGGAACAGTATGATGGCGTCTCGTTCGATACAGGGTAAGAACGGGCCGTTTACCCCGCCCCGTTTTAGCCACATCTATCACCTGAAAACCATTGCCGAAGAGAACTCAAAAGGTTCTTGGCATGGGTGGGAGATGTCCTGCGAAGGCATTATCGAAGATGGCGATCTGTATATGAGAGCGAAGAACTTTGCAGAGAGCATCACCGCAGGCGATGTTGTGGTGAAACATACGGACGACGAAAACGGCGACCAATCAACACCGTTTTAATTAGTCACGCGACGGGGCCTTGTGCCCCGTCGTTTTTTCCGTATGGGGGCACAGATGTCATTAGAGAAATTTATGGCTATCTTCGATGGCCTGAAAGAAGCACACGGTTACTTCAAGATTGAAAAGACCGCAGCTAACGGTAAAGCGCAAGGCAAGGCGGGGGTCACACGCGAACCCCGGACTAAGAAGCTTTGGGAAAACCATCTGTCCGGCAAGGGCAACGGATTGGGTATCATCCCGATCAATGAAGACAACATGTGCAAGTGGGGTTGCATCGACGTGGACCAGTATCCGCTCGACCACAAGCTACTTGTACAAAAGATTAGAAAGTTAAAGTTACCTTTAGTAGTGTGCCGCAGTAAGTCTGGCGGTGCGCACTGCTTTCTGTTCTCAAAAGAATGGGTTGAAGCGAAAGACATGCAGAAGGCTCTGCAACACATGTCCGCGGCGCTTGGTTATGGCGAGAGTGAGATATTCCCAAAGCAGGTAAAGCTGCATCTCGACCGGGGTGACGTTGGAAACTTTCTCAACCTTCCATACTACGATCACGAAAACGGCTTGCGTTACGCATTCTTGGATGATGGTACATCCGCTGATCTAAATGAGTTCATAGAGCTATACGAAAAATACGCTCAAACCCCAGAAGAGGTTGTTAAGCTACAGATAGTAGACAGCGGTGAAACGGACTTAATGAAGGACGGACCGCCCTGTTTACAGATACTTTGTAAGCAACGCATCAGCGAAGGGGGCAGAAATAATGGTCTATTCAACATTGGGGTGTACTTACGAAAAGCGTACCCGGATAGTTGGGAGTCAGAAATACTACGATACAACATGGAGTTCCTATCTCCGCCATTGCCATTACCGGAGGTCAACATAGTTGCCAAGCAACTAGACCGCAAAGACTACGCATACAAATGCTCTGACGCGCCGATTAGCGCACACTGCAACAAAGAACTGTGTCGTACCCGTAAATTTGGCATAGGAGCCGCTGTAGCGGGCGCTACGATAGCGAACCTACGCAAGTATAACTCCACCCCACCTGTATGGTTTATGGACGTTAACGGCGAACCTCTGGAGCTAGACACGGACGCTTTGATGAGCCAGCCCATGTTCCAGAAATCCTGCATGGAGCAACTTAACTTCATGCCGCGGTCCGTGCAGAAGGCACAATGGGAAAGCCGCATTAGCACCCTGATGACTGAGATGCGTGACAACGAAAGCGCCATTATTGAAGTGGCGCAGGACGCCAGCATCAGCGGACAGTTTTACGATTACCTTGAAGAATTTTGCAGTCACCTACAGCAAGCGCAGGACAAAGAAGAAATCCTGCTCCGTCGCCCATGGACTGATGAAGAGGAGGAGGTCACTTACTTCCGTCTCAAAGACTTTGAAAGCTATCTCAAAAAGAATAAGTTTTTCGAATATAAGTCTCACAAGATCGCGCAGCGTCTGCGTGATATTAATGGCGACAGTATGGTCTTGAAGATCAAAGGCCGCGCTGTACGAGTTTGGAAAATCCCTGCGTTCGAAAGCGCAGATGTTGAACTAAAAACCCCGTCGTTCGGAAACCAAGAGGAGGCACCATTTTGAGCAGTATGTCGAAGAAGGACCGTGACACAGAAATCGTTCGGTTAATCGACAAAGAACGAATGACAATGACGGCGGTGGCGAAGTTGTTTGGCATCACCAAGCAACGTGTGCAGCAAATCTATTACAGGGAAAAGACAAAGAATGTTTAGGATTTTCGGTCCACCCGGAACTGGTAAAACAACCACGCTCCTCAACATGGTGGACAAAGCTTTAGAAGAAGGTGTCGAACCAACTCGCATAGCCTTCTTGGCGTTCACTCGAAAAGCGGCAAATGAGGCAAAAGAACGTGCAGCCGCACGGTTTAACTTGGACCCCAAAGAAGACCTGTTGTTCTTCCGGACGCTACACAGTCTGGCGCTCACCATGTCGGACATCCGACCAGAGCAGGTAATGCAGGAAGAAAACTATCGTGAGCTTAGTCGCACGATTGGTGTCGAACTAGGCGGACAAAAGAATACGTCGATAGATGATGACGTGCCTAGCATGGTGGCAAGTAGCGATCCGGTCCTTGGCCTGATTAACTTGGCGAGACTGCGCAAGGTCCCACTGCGGGACCAATACAATATCAGCGACATCGAACAAGACTGGAATACAGTTAACTTTGTCGCCAACAGTTTGAAAGAATACAAAGAAGCCATGGGGCTTTTTGACTTCACCGACATGCTCGAACACTTTGCCAACGGTGACGCACGTTACTGCCCTGAGTTTGAGCTTTGCTTTTTAGATGAGGCACAAGACCTGTCCCCGCTCCAGTGGGACATCGCCCACCTGCTCGACCGTCGGTCCAAGAAAATGTACTGCGCGGGTGATGATGACCAAGCCATTTACCGCTGGGCCGGTGCCGACGTAGACCACTTCATCAACTTACCGGGCGGTAGCGAAACGCTATCCAAGTCTTACCGCATACCACGTAGAGTCCATGAAGTAGCTGAGAATGTCGTGCGTCGCATTGCCAGACGATTTCCGAAGAAATACCTGCCTCGTGAGGAACCCGGCAACGTGACGCGAATCACAACTATCAACTCCCTCGACATGGCACAAGGGGATTGGTTGATTTTGTCGCAGGCTGGATACCAACTGACACCCGTAGCCAACGACCTAAAGTCAAACGGCTACCTGTTCAACTACCGCGGACGACGGTCCATCTCTGAAAAGATCAGCGAAGCGGTCAACGGTTGGGAACAAATGCGCAAGGGAAAAGAAGTATCGGGCAAAGTAGCGCGTATAATATATAGCTACATGTCCATTGGTGAACGCTTAACCCGTGGCTTTAAAAAGCTGCCGGGAATTGATGATAACGACCTCGTAACGTTTGATGATTTAGCGGAGCATCACGGCTTGCTGGCGACCAAGGAAATGATCTGGTCCGAAGCCATGGACAAATTACCCTCCACCGACCGTGCCTATATCACGGCTCTCCTTCGAAGAGGAGAGAAGTTTAATGGGATTCCCCGGATTACGGCGTCCACGATCCACGGATCAAAGGGCGGTGAAGCAGATAACGTTGTACTCTTTACTGATTTAAGTCCGGCGGCGGACGTACAGTTTCAACAGAGTCCGGATGACACACATCGTGTTTTCTATGTGGGGGTAACTCGTGCTAGAAAGAACTTGTACATAGTAGACGCGGAAGACGTATCAAGGAGTTACGACCTATGACCAGAATAACCTTTAAGAAATATATGGAGATGATGCACGAAGCAGAAGAGAAACATGGTGCGTTGTTTGAAAACGAAATCTCAGAAAAAGACTGGAACAATCCTCTCATTAAAGACGAGGATTTACCGGGCCTTACCTTAACGTGGGACATGGAACTCCAAGAGTGGTGTGTCTATGGCCCCCTTAACCAAACGGTACATTGAATGAAGCGGGAACAAATCCTCAAGAAGGCCGAGCAGACTATCAACGGAAAGCGGGCCGAAGAATACGGCGATGCCTACGAGAACCACCAGCGCATCGCTAATTTATGGAAGGTCATTCTTGATACTGACGTAACCCCTGAACAAGTTTATCAGTGCATGATCGCTGTTAAGCTCTCACGATTAATAGTAAGCCCAACGCACGAGGACTCGTGGCTCGACATCTGCGGGTATGGTGCATTGGGTGGAGAAGGTAATGGCAAAGCTTCAAATGAGCATGTTCGCCCCAAAAAGTGAATGGATACCACCTATCGAATTGCCTGACATAACGTCAGCCAAAAAGATAGCAATCGACGTAGAAACCAAGGACCCCAACCTGAAGAGCAACGGCCCCGGATGGCCAACAGGTGACGGCGAAGTGGTGGGCTACGCAATCGCAGTAGATGAGTGGTCCGGCTACATACCGATCCGACACTTCGGCGGCGGCAACCTTGATGAGAAGATCGTCAACCGCTGGCTAAAGAAAGTGTTTGAGTGTCCTGCCGACAAGATCATGCACAACGCGCAGTATGACTTGGGTTGGATCAAAGCCATGGGCTTCGATGTCAAAGGCCGCATCATAGACACCATGGTCATCGCATCACTGCTTGATGAAAACAGATTTAGCTACAGCCTGAACTCTCTAGCTTACGACCACTTGGGAAAAGTTAAGTCGGAAAAAGGTCTAGTGGAAGCGGCGCGGGAGTTCGG